AACAGTGCGTCAGATGCGAAAGGCATCGCATTGGTGGGGTCGTTCGTCCAATAGGCGGCAATCGCAGCCGGGGCAAAGACTTCCTTAAGATTCAGTGCCATGTTGTTTTACCTCTTATTAAGCGTTCACGCTGATGTTGTTACGGCAGAAGATGCCAGGGATGGCGGTCTTGAGTGCAGTAATCGCATCAGAATCATAGGTAAAGCCGGAGCTTGCAGCGGCCTTCTTGGTGTCGATAACGCCACAAATCAGCAGGGAAGCGTTGGGATTCTCTGCCGGGTAAACGTCATACAGCAGAATGCCGTCTGCGGTGGCAGAGGTTGCTTTCTTGCCAGCCAGTGTCATGGGATAGCCAGCCTTAACCGTAGCAGTTTCGGTCACGGTAAAAGGGATGGCGGTGTAGTCATTGGAAGCAAGGATGGTATCGTTGATTCCGTTGACCGTGTTTCGGGTAAACTTCATGTTTTCCTCCTTGTTAATGGAAAGCACTCATTGCGTCACTCGATGCCTTAGAAGTATTTGCGTTCTGCTGTGCAAGGCTCTTAGCAAAAGCTACGCCCTCACTGTCAGAGCTATCCTTCCCATTCGCACCCGGAGGTGTAGGCATATCCTTCAGCAGAGAAGCCTTGTAAGCGGTGTCGTGGGCGGTCATAAACTCCGACTGGAACTTAAATACCTTGTCTATTTCACCGTCAGCCAGTGCAGATGCAGCTTTGCCAGCCAGTTCAGCGTCATAACCCTGTGCAACAAACTTTTCACGGTAAGATGCAAGGGTCTTTTCCTTGACGAGGTTTTCCTTGTCGGCAGTCAGGGCTTCAATCTGTTTCTGCATCTCTGCCAGCTTGTCAGCCTGTTCCTGTGCAGCGTTCTCGTCATCGGTGCGCTTTGCCTTGAGCTGCTTCTTGTACTCGGCAGCTTCGCCGTTAGCTTTCGTCACGGCGTTGCGCAGCTTCTCAACCTCTGCGCTAGGGTCTGCAACCTTTTCAAGCGCAGAAATGATTTCATCGGCGGTCATGCCCTCTTTGTAAGCATCACCAAGCAACACATTGAGTTTCATATCGTTAATTTCCTCCTGCGTTTTTTTACCGTTGCTTCCCTGCAACGCTGCGAAATTTGTATCCCGGCTTCCCTGCCGGAATATATCAGCCCGAAAATTCGGGGTGATTCTTTATTCCTTTAGATAAATTCTTTTGTACGGTTCAATGCCACTATCCAAAATGGATTTTTCACGCGCCGAATTTCGGTCAGGGTGCGTCCATTTGAATTTTCCACATTTCGTGCAAATATACTCGCACTCCATTTCGCGAGGTTCGTTTCCGTTGATACCGTGCGTCCAATGCCAACGAGAAAGCGTATAGTCATGTTTGCAAAACAACTGTTTCCAAAAATCACGCATCATCTTTTTCTCCATCCGCATTGTTTGGCTGTTTATCAACCGAGTTCTCGGCATTCGTGTCGGGAACACCCTGTTTAGGTTGTTCCTGCGGTTTCGGTGCCTTCCCATCCTCGCCCAGCTTGCCAGCGGCAATCAGGAAGGGCTTGCTCATTTCGTAAGCAGCCTGCGGGTCAGGGAACAGACCGGGCGTAGTGAACGCCAACTGCGGGTCAATCGGCTGCTGAATCATCTGCGCAAAAATCTGAACCTTGCTCTGCTGGTTGTCGTACTGACGGCGTGGCAGCTTGATGTTGATGTCACTTGCCATCAGCTTAGAACCAGCCGTATCGCGCAGGATTTTCAGCATTACGGACAGGCTCTGACGTTCAGCATACTTGAACATATTCTCGTACTGCTGCGCCCTTGCTTCGGTGTGGTTCCAGCCGTTACGAACGATAACTGCGCCCACGTTGTCGGACGTTGCGTTCTCACTGCCAGTGGCACTAGGCATGGCAGTCAGACTGCGGTATACATTCAACATGGAATCAAGCAGCGTCTGGCTCTGCTGCTGGTCAAGCTCGTTTGCAAGCTGCGCGACCGAAGCTGGCTGACCGGAAGATGACTTCAGGCACATTGCACCCATAGCCTTAACAGCTTTTAAGGCTTCTTCATCCACAAGGCAATTGGTAAACACCATGATGGACTGGATGAACTGTGCCACACCGTCCAAACGGTTGCTTTCAAGGTCGTTGATGGCATCCAACACAGGAATAGCAGGCTCAAACAGACCCATCCGCTCCGGGTTCAACTTGTATTCGACCATCGGTAGCATTCCGAGAGAATGGCTCTCCATTTTCGTAACCTTGCCGTTGTCGATTTCAAAGTACTGGTTCGGCGTATACACACAAATCAGGTCGTTCAGGTCATTCTGATAATTGCGTGGAATGTGCAGCACGTTGGCGATGGGCTTGTGCCCGATACCAGAGTTGTAAATCACATACGCCATATCCGGGTCTGGAACGTCCACCAGCAGGGGCGTTTCATCTGGGTAGTTGCCGTTGTACCCCTTGTCAGGGAGAACAATGCGGTATCCCTGTCCGCACTCCAACATCCACTGCCAGAGCCACCGATCAAGCGCATCCTTGCCCTCGTACTGCAAGGCGTTGGATAGGCGGGCGATTTCCTCACCGTCACCTGTTGCTGTTTCAGACCGCACATAAGAGCAAGGAGTGCCGCTCATGTAGCCTGTGTAAAAGCCCACGCACTCATTGGCGTGGTTTTCTACAATGCGGTTAGTGATTTCAGCGTGGTACTCTTTCGTGCGATGGAGGACGGGCTGACTACCCAAGTAGTAGTTGTGTAGAAAGCGAATCTCGTTCTTGTTCAGCAGATGAATAGGCTCTGCCTTGCCCATGACCACTTTCAGAATGTTCGTCCGATTGATTTCCGTCTCCGGCGTTTCAATCGGTCTGCGTCCGGTCAGTGGCTCATTTAAAAAGCCGCCAACAACCATCTGATACTCAGCCATGCGTTCCTCCTTTCTGACAAAATAAAAAGCGCAGCAAGACAAACCTGTTAAGGTCTATCTCACTGCGCTTACAACTGCGCTTCAAAAGCTATTCAGTTCTTGAACTTCGGTACGGAGACCCATGTATCTTTTGGAAGGTTGGAATCTCCAATTGTAATCCAATGGCAAAGAGGGCACAGAAGAGAGAACTTACCTTCCACTTCGCCAAGATAACGTCCGCAATCACACGGATTGCCGTTTGCGTCTTTCCGAGGACGCTTGCATCGTACTTTTGCTACCATCTGTGCTCCTTTCGTTGGATTTCTGGAAACAGGCTGTTTGGCACAGACCCGTCAGAAGCCACCGGGAAACTATTCGCACTTCCGGTCGTGCTATTCTCCGCCCGGAGAAAGCCATTGCAGCCTTTACATTCAGTTGTCGGACAGACGTAAACGGGTCGGATGCAATTTTGGTGCTACATAATGGATTTGAACCAATGTATGCTCGGATATGAGCCGAGTGCTCTAACCATACTAAGCTAATGTAGCATAAAAACCCGGCTTGATTGGTTAACCGCCGCTCTTTGCAATGTCATGTCTAAACATCACATTGAGAGCCGGGAATAGCGGTGGAGGTTTTGGAGAATAAGTCCATGCAAAGCTAGGTAGTTGGTTGTGCTGCGTAACGGAATCGAACCGTTGCTTGCCAGCCATGGGGGGAGACAGGCTGGCATTCCCCAAACAATTGGAAACGCAACATATAAAGTCCGGTGAAGGTGAAAGAGTGAGAAAACCTCCACCGGCGAAAGGAGGAATATGCTTGTTGACACGCACGCGAGTAAAATGACAAACCCCGCGTGCAAGCTATTCCTTTAAGGGAAGCCACAAAACTTCCTGCGTACATTATAAGCCTTGTCAAGTGGTAAAATCAAATAAATAGACCCAGCGAACACAATATATTGTGTTTTTCATCAAAATGGCCTCTTGACAGGCTCAATTTTACTGATTCCGTTATATAATTCATCGGCAAGCTGTGCCAGACTATCCGGTGCATCATCGTGCGGAACTTTGCCAAGCTGCGTGAACATCGTCACCTGTTCCATGAACGCCTTGTACTCTTTCGACTGGTGCTTTTCATCAAGGAAATAGAACCGTTTGATGTCCGGCGCATACTGGATGATTCTTGACAGCTTGCTTTGACCACTTGGCGCACGCTGGCTACGAACAGAGCAGTGATAGCCCTGCTGCCGGAGCTGGCTGTCCACTACGTCACAATATTCATCACCGCCGTTGTTGGCTTCGCCACGCATCACGTTGATTTTGTGCTGGATAATTTTGCCCACAACTTCCGGTCTGGTCACAGTCTTGTCTCCGTTATTGAACACAAGGTCAGGAATGAACACGGCATCTCCGTACACATAAGCGATAGGACAGGCGGTGAAGTCACCGCCACCCCATGCAATATCCATGACCATGAGCTTGCGATCGGGCTCTCCATCCGGAAGAATGCCGTTGTAATACCGTAATTCATCGGCAGGGAACAGCAGACCTTCACGCACATAAGGCTTGCCCATGTACTTTGCCCACCATGTTGCATCGTCAATACTGGCTTTCATATCGGCATAGTAGGCATCGTCAAAGCCAACGCCATAGTCATAATTGAAGTTGCTGTGTCCGTTCTCGTCTACCGCAGGAATCACACGGAATCTGTACTTTGGGTTGTCCGCATACTGGTTCTGAATGCGTCCCAGAGGGTCAAGCACGTTCCAGCGCGTACCGACCATCAGCTCTAATGCGCCTTGCTTTTTACGGTCTTTCAGCTGGTTCAGATAGGCATCGTACTTGTTATTCAGACGCTCAACGTTCAGGCTTTCCTCCAAGTCCTCAATTAGGTCATCGCTGTACAGAACGCCGCCCTCGCCAATTTCAACAGCACCAGTTAGCGTACCGCCGATGGAACGACAGGTCAGGGTTGGGAAGCGCTTCTTTCGGTTCAGGTCAACGCTTTCGTCCTTTGCGCTCTTATCCACAAGCTGAACGTCAGGAAAGATTTTGCCCCAGTTGTAGGTTACAGGGTCGGTGATGATGGACAGCACTTCACCATAGAAGCCGTTTGTCAGCTTGTCGGAATGTCCGCTCATAACCGATGCAACATCAGGGCGGTTGCCCATTAACCATGTGATAAAAAATATACAGAGCGTACTTTTTCCAGTTCTCGGGGGCTGACTGACCCCCAGAAATTCTACACGATGGAAAAACAAGTCCTCTAGGTCACGAACCAGCGTCAAAAGCACCTTGCGTCTCGGCTGATAGAACTTCTTCTCCGGCGCACGATTCCATTCAAGGTAAATGCAATAGCTGTCGAACACATCTTTTGCTTCAAACAGGTACGTCCGGCTGATAATATCATAGACCTTCGCCACGTCCTCGCCTGTTTTCATCTTGCCCATCATGGTTGCACAGACGGAGCGCAGCTCACCAGAGTATTTGTAGGCATCGAACCGTTTGTCCTGCGGCAGAGCGTCTTTCAGGTTCACCACCGCCTGAAACCAGTCCTCATAGACCTGTGCTTCGGTCGGATTCTGCTTTGCATACGCTTTGATGCTATCAATGATGGCGATACACTGCTTTGGCTGCATAAAAAATAGGCACCCCCTACCTGAAAATGTAAAGAGTGCCTACAACTGCACAAAAATCAAATATTCAGTTTTATTTTAGGTTTCGAACAATTTCACCTGTTCTGTTCAGCAATCCGATACCATGTCTGGCGGGTCACGCCAAGCTGTTTGGCAGCGTCCGTGACCGTGAGAATGCGCTTCTCCACCTGCTCATGGAGAACGTCAAAGAGATTACGGTCATACTCGGTGGGCTTGCGGCCTTCCCTGTAATCGGGGCGCTGACTAGCAATCTTCTTGCCCTCTCTGGTGCGTTCAACAATCATATCACGCTCAAACTGGGCAAACACAAGGAACATACCTCTCATAGCCCTACTAGCAGGGGTGTTGTCCATAACACCAAGATTCAGCACGTTCACCCGGATTCCTTTTTCAATCCATGAATCAATCAGTTCATACCCACCGACAAGGCTTCTGGCAACACGATCTAGCTTTGTCACAACGATTGTATCACCGCTCTGGACTTCCGCTTCTAGCTTGTCCAGTTCCTTGCGTTCCATTTTAGTTCCAGTATATACCTCTTTGAAAATCTTAGTTGCGCCAGCAGCCTTAAGGGCTTCTTCCTGCGATTCAAGGCTGTTGCCGTCAATCGCCTGACCGGCGGAACTGACACGAGCGTAACCGTAAATCATTCAGGTTCACCGTCCTTCACTCTATGTCGATGCCCTCGCAATTTTTGAACTGCGCATCACGAGGAACAACTACAATTTTATATCCCATCATATTCAGCATTTCGTTTAGCTTATTAACGCTAATATTTTTTTGAGAAAGACGTTCGCTTAAAGTTGGCTGTTTAATTTTAAGCCTGCTGCAAAGCTCCGCTTGTTTTATGTCCTCTTTTCTCATAACCTCTTTTACTGCTTCTCCTGCTTTCATTTTTTGCATCCTCTCTTTCTTGATGCTATTATATCAGATGAACCCTATAAAATCAAGACATTTCTGATATTTCCACAATTTCCCAATGAACGCCCTTTATATTATATATAAATATACTCTAGTATGTATTTATACATACTAGAGTAGTATAAGGGTGTTTACTTAGTTAATCACAATCAGGTAGAAAATTTTCTATAATAAGGAGTAATTTTATCAAACTTCATTTCCGTAAAACTTTGGGTCTTGACAAGCATATTTTCACGCTTTATACTTGTTCCAGCGAAAGCGAGGTGATAGGCTTGGCAAGACGAGCAGAAACCTCGGAACGTGATAAGCTGCGCATGATAAGCACCCGGCTCACTGAGAGCCAGATCGCAAGCATGGAGAGCAGCGCAAAGGCATTGGGTATCTCAAAGGTCGATGTTATCCGCATGGGTATCGAGTGGGTGGCATCCTACGTTGAGAACATCAAGGCGTAAAAAAATAAGCTACCAGCGAGTACTTTGGACGGTCACGCTGATAGCTTATCCACATCACGAAACGAGAACCTGCAACCACCAAGGGGGCAGTCTCCCTTTTCGGAATCTATTATACCAAAGATGGCCTACTCTTGCAAGATAGAAAGGTCAAATTTATATGAATAATAATCTCGAAACCATCCGAATCTTCTCTGAAGATGTTATCCCTGTGTACGACACCGACACTGGTGAAAAGGTTGTGCTGGGTCGGGAACTGCACGAGCGGCTCAAAATCAAGACCGCATACAAAGATTGGTTCCCTCGTATGTGCGAGTATGGTTTTGTTGACGGAAAAGACTATGGCTCATTTTTGAGCAATAGGTCTGATGGGCTTGCTGGAAAGCCCAGAACCGACCATATTATCACTCTGGACATGGCGAAGCACATTGCAATGATTCAGCGGACACCGCGGGGTATGGAGATTCGCCAGAAGCTGATTGACCTTGAAAAGAACGTATCCGTCAACCAGTTCGCAGGGCTTTCTAAGGAACTGCAAGCAATCCTTGTGATTGACCAGCGCACCATGAAGCAGGAGCAGCGCATTTCCGCTCTTGAGAACACCATGACCATCGACTACAACCAGCAGCGTGTGTTGAAGCGTGTTGTGAACACGGTAGTTATCAACGCTCTTGGTGGCATGGATAGCCCGGCCTACAAGAGCCGCAGCGTCTCTCAGAAGCTGTTCATGGAATGCAACCGAGACATTCAGGACTGGTTCAATGTGAACAGCAGAAACAACGTGCCGAAGAAGCGGTTTGATGAAGCTGTCGAGTACATCAAGAAGTGGAGACCGTGTGCGAACTCTGTTATGTTGGTTCAGGTCACGAACGGCCAGACCCAGATGCCCATGTGAAAGGAGAAAAACTATGCTTACTGCAGATAAGATTCAGGATATGGGGGAATACCTCAACTACGCTTTCGAGACCATGCTGAAGCTCTGGCGCACCGTTGACTACGGCGAATGCGTCCACGAGCCTGTTATCGCTTGTGACGGAAAGGTTGTCGATAGCGGTCAGCTTTCCTTTGAAACGGACGAAAACGGCGAGATCGAGCCGGTTCTGCTCCGGGACAGCAAGTGCATTATGCGCGATGTGAAGTATTGGATGCCCTTGCCTAATGTTGAGTATCATCCCTATCACGCTGAAATCGTGAAGTAAACAGCCTATAAGAAAAGCCAGTGGTTAGAGAACATCTAGCCGCTGGCTTTTTATGTTATGCGATTATTCCTCTACGAGGTCTGCGTACTTCACTTCAATGCGGGGCAGTTCATCGGTAGTGCTGGTCAATGCTCTGGTGATTTTTTCAAGCCCGGTGAACTCGCCATAGACGGTGATAATATCATCGCCCAGAATCTTCACAGCATCGCCACCGCGCTTATCCAGCATATAATACTCGTCATCAGTATAGAATCCGTATCCGCTGTTGTCCGTGTAGGTTCTCCATGCTTTTTCGCTGCCGGAAAAGTTTGCGTCAATAATCTGTGAGACCTTTACCTTGACTACAATCTTAGTTCCTTCATATTTTTCAGGATAACGGCACAGTTCCTTATAGTCCACAGTCTGGCACTCTGCCTTGTAATCGTCCTCGCTGATCTCAGGCACAACAGATGCAACGGAAGAAGCGGTCGATTCACTTGCCTTAGATGTTGCTTTACTGCTGCTTGCAGAGCTGTCAGAGCTGCTACCAGAGCCGCCAATGGCAGACAGAACAATCAGTACGATAATAGCGATGAACCACCAGCGTTTGTAGATGGGCGGTTTATTCTTACCGCCACACTGAGGGCAGACCTTTGCACTTGCGGCAATCTCTGCACCACAGTGCTTGCACGTTGTCATTTTACTTTTAGCCATTGTAGATTCCTCCCTTTCAAGGCTTCTAAGGCAAGTATAGCACAGAACACAGACCCTTTGTAGGGGTCTTTTTATTTTTGCGGGAATTTTTTGAATTGTGCATAGAGAGCAAGATTAAAACTTGTGCAAATCACTTCACTTTCTTCATTGGTCTGCCATTAGGAAGCTGCGGCGACTTGATGGCCTGTTCCCATGTCATTCCTTTCTTCTTCACTCTATAAGTAACGGTAGGGACAAGCAGCCCGTATTGTTCACACCATTCTGACAAAAATTTTGTTTCTCCATCCATCGTAATTGTCATGCCGTGTTTTTTGTAAAACTCGGGTCTGTTGAACTCGCTTCGTGGACGCTGATTTGTCATCTGTTCTTTCATTGTCGCCCATCGACAGTTTTCGGGACAGTAATTTCCGTCATTGTTAATTCGGTCAATGCTTAACTCGTCACTATATCCATGAGATAATGCCCAATCTTGAAATGCCTTGTAATCGTCAATCCATTCATCGCAAATAGAAATTCCTCTTGCGCCATAATATTTATAAGCAATCGACTTGGGGTTATAGCATCTCTGGTGCATACCATACCAAATATTAGCGATTCGATGATTTACGCATCCGTATGTTTTTGATTCCATCCTTCTTGCAACGCAATTAACGCCACAAGATTTTGCTGTTCCGTTTGAAAGCAACGCTGAACGAACATTTTTAACATTACCGCAGTCACATTTACAAGGGAACGTACGATTTCTCTTGTTATACGCACCGATGATTTCAAGATGCCCAAATCTGCGACCAATCCAATCTTTGGAATCGTATTTTCCATAATTAAAATTGCAAGGGCATTTTTCAGCAACGCCATCAACTACTTTCTTTCCAGAGCGTTGCGACTTCTTGTGGCATCTAGTGCATTCACAAAGCCAACCATTGCCGCCTAATATTTCAAGCACTTTCCAAGTGCCAAACACCTGTCCAACATATTTTTCGTCATGGTATGGGTACAGATGCAAATATATTTTTTGAGCATCGGCTTCTTTTTGTTTTTTTCGGATTTTTTGGCGCTCTTCTCTTGCCGTTGCATTTTTTGCAAGTCTTACTGCTTTGCGTTCTTCTTTCATACAAGCACAATGTCCAGAGTTTTTCCCAGTAACATAATCCTTGCCGTTACGGGTCGTTCTAATCGCCCCGCAATGAACGCATTTTAACGTCCATATTTGTTTTGCACTATTCCTCATATCATCTGCGGGCTGAACATCAATAACTTCAAAATCGCCGTATCTTTTACCGATTCGTTCCTTGTAAAATCCATCGCACCACTTTTCTAGCGACCATTCAGTTTTTTCCATGTAATCCTCCTTGTATCGTTATTTTCTGATTCCATTATACCACTTTTTTAGTGGAAGTACAATGTTTATTACACTATATGTGGGGCTTCTTTTATGTGGCAAGGATGGATGAAGTGTTCACCCACCCCACCCCCGGCGTTCCCTGTATACCCCGCCGGTGCACCCGGAACGGATACACGGTACAGGTAGCAGCGTAGGCCGTGCCAGATGCAAGGCAGACCACGCCGCGCACCGGCACACACGCCCGGACGCTGGACACGCTGCACCGGTCTGCACCCGATACTAGACAGGCCGCGCCGGGCAGATCGTACCGGCGGGCAACGTGTCCGAAACTGTGCAGATATGTACAACACAATTTTACCATTTTGTGCCAGAAAAACAAATCAGAAAAATCTTATATTTTTACTCAAAAAGTATTGACATATAAGATATATCTGATATAATAGAATCAAGATAAGACATATCTGATAAACCACATCACGAAACACCAAAACAGGAGGACAAAAACCATGAAACTAGAATTCAGAACCAAGAACACCGCATACGGAATGGCGCACTATCTGTGCATCGACACTAACGCCAAAACCTTTTCCCGCGTCCCTGACGGCTGGGTATCTAAGGACGTGCCTGTTGTAGCAAAGCGGGACATGGACACACTCAAGGCGCAGGCCATTGCAGACGGTTACACGGAGGTTTAAACCATGACAAGAACCGATGAAATCAACGCTGAAATTCGCAATCAGGCCGTGCGCCTTTATCCCAAGTGTGCCGGGCTGTTTGAGTTGCCGTTGATGGTATACACTCAGATTGTAGCGGACAACCTGACCCGCTCCAAGCCGTACCGTTTGAGCGTTGAGCGGTGTAAAAAAATCATTCTGGCGATGCCGGAGTTTGACTAATGGAGGCTTTACAGTATGATCACTTTGGACTTTACCCAGTGGGCGGCGCTCTGGTATATTGGCGGCATGATCTCCGGCGCACTCGTTATGATCGCATTTCTTAACAGCTGAGGGGGCGCACAAAATGACATACACGGCAAATAAAAAGGCATACAGCCTGTTAGAATCCCTTGCATATTGGATGGCTGAGATCTCCTATTGCAGGGAAAAAGACCCGGATGACATCGGTTTTTTAGACAAGGCAGATAAAACGATTCATTTTCTGTTTGGTCAGCTTGACCGGTCAGGCGTCCCGTTTTGGGCGCAAAACTCAGCGCTTGCAATCGGTGAGAATTGGAGAGAATACGAGCGGCGCAACCTTAGAACGCTATTCACGAACAAAGGGATTTTGGAGGGCTGAAAAAAATGACCACATTCGAGGAAAAAGTGAACGCATACCGCGAAAACAAGCGGTTGATTGAAGAGCTTGAAGCAATGAATGATGCCGTAAAGGCTGAAATTATCGATATGATGCACGGCGCACCTGAAATGGTGCAGGGCACGGCAAAAGCCATTTACAGGGATGTTTCTTCCGTCCGGCTCGATAGCAAGCTTTTACAGGCAGCACACCCGGATATTTACGCCGAGTGTAGCAAAAAGACCGTTTACAAGCGTTTTAGCGTGGTATGAGGGGGTGCGACAAGTGATATTATCCTGTATTCTGTTTGTTTTTTGGTTTTTCAGCGCTTTGTTCAAGGCGAGCAAATAAGGAGGGCTTATTATATTATGACTAGCAAGGGATATAATGCAATGACCGGACTGTACACCACCCGATACTATGCACGCAAGGCCGCAACCGGTGCAGACGTTGTCGTCAAGGTCTGCGGCGGCTATACCATCATGACCGCGGCAGATTATAACGTCTGGCGGCGCCAGCGCTGACCCTCTTCCCATTTCTACCCCGCCCACGTTGGCGGGGTTTTTCTTTTGCCTTGCACCTGCTGAGGGTGCGGGGCTTTTATTTTGCCCGGCGGCGCATGAGCCGCATACAAGCGTTTACGGCGGCTTTTCTGTTGCAGATGCAATTTATACAGCCAAAATGCCAAAACCGTTTACGGGGCTTCGCAGAAGCGTTTCCGTTGATTTGACCCATTCCAGCCCATACAATACAGCGGCCACACAAACCGCCTATATACCGCCTGCGGCACGTTGGAGCGTATCACAGCGCCGCAGCACCTCCACCGATACCAGATACCAGCGCCACGCCGGACGCTGTACAGGTCAGCACAGCCGCCCTATTATAATAAGGTATATAATGGTGTAGAGGTGCGCCCCTGTTATGGATCCATGCCAGACAGTGCAGCACATCGCAGACCATGCCAGCCCGGCGGGGTCAGCCCCTGCCGCCTGTGGATTGCTGGCAAGTGCTGACACACTACCAGCAGCACAGACCCGGCGCACCTGCTGAGGGGTCAGCGCATCCACCTGTACAGGGACAGCCCGGCACCCTACACCCGGCGGGGCAGTCCAGCGGCGGGTGGCGCGGAACCATTAGCAGCTACCGCCGCATCTCTTTTCGGGCTTTCGCCCGATAGCTAATAGAGGTCAGCAATAGTCGCAGCGTTCCGGCTGGAATAGTCGTAACAGCTTTTGGAATAGTCGTAGCCGATAGTCGTAGGTTCTCCCGGCGGATAGTCGTAGAATAGTCGCAAAGTCGTCAGACGACCACTGTTTGAAAGTCCTATATATAGTATAGTAACGAGCTATCCACTGATAGTCGTAAAGTAATAGTCGTAGCGTTTTCTTACGAGCCTTCGTCAAATAGTCATGTATTTTTTGTGTGAAATAGTCGTTTGCCTTTTAGGGAGAGAGAAGTGCGATAGTTGCTAAATCCTCAAACCACCTCAAAATCAATATGTGTCAAGACACCAGTCAATTTTAATCTCCATCGCATTACCTCAAAATCCTTAGCAATCGTACTTATTATAATAGTCGCAGACAATTACTCAATCTTTTTAACTATTATTCTGCTAAAATAGTCGTATCATCCGGTTCGGTTTGTTTTTCTCCGATTTAATTACCGACAACTACAATCATATTATACTAACCAACTAGGATTATTCATTCGGTAAATACCTCAATACTTTTAACTATCTAATAAAACTATCCAACTGGTCAGTTGCTTTCAACTTGTAATCAACCACTCATACTGCTATGCAACATTTTTACATATTCAACCGACTACAAAATGAAGTCAATTCTCCATGTGAAATAGTCGTAGCAGTTGATGGCTTAGATGCCGTTACTCCATGCAGGTTAGATGTTGTTGCTGTTAGAGGTCACCCGGTCGGCGCGGTGCGCCGGACGATAGACGGTGACGTAGCGTGGAGGTTAGCTGAACGGTCTGCTTATATTCAGCCAATAAGAGCCTGACGACAGATGCTAGTTACGGTCTGCTCTGCTGGCTAACGGTGTAGCTTTGGAGATAGAGGGTTGTAGGGGGAAAGAACCTTTACAAACGATTGAACTCTGGTTCACTGTACTGCCGCTTCTCCCGCTCCTTGTCAATCCACATATCAGCAAAGGCCTTCCAGTTTGTTATAGGCTTTCCGGTCTTGGTCATCCAGCCTGTTCCCTCATAGTAGTTCATGAACTTGATGGCAAGCCTGTTCTCACATCCAGCATCCAAAAAATACTCGCTCACGTCCTCGAAGTCCGGCGTGATGGCGTTTCCATCGGGCGGGTCGCCCGCTTTCTTAATAACTTTTTTTCTTTTCTTTTCTTCTATATTAAGGAGGTGAACGATTGTTCCCCTCACAGGTGAAGTATCGTTCCCCTCAGAGGTGAATGATTGTTCACCTCCCTTTTCGCTTTTTGACGATTCTTCCGGCACTTTGACGTATATCTTATCGGGCTTGTTCTTTCCTTCACGCTTGCGCTCGATCAACCCGGCTTCTTCCAGCTCTTTCAGAGACTTCTTGACCCATCGTTCCGTGAATCCAGTATCAGCAGCAAGGTCTTTGATGGGATACACGATGTATACTCGCCCCAGTTGGTCAGCAAACTTTCCGCTTCTGCTTGCCCTCTGTGACGACCTTGCACGATTGAACAGGTAAACGTAAACAATTTTCTCTGTTGGGCTAACGTCAATAGTCGAGAGGAATCGAGGGTAGACCATGTACCCATTGACCTTTGTATCGGCTGTCATGTACTCCATTTTCTCCTCCTGCAATAGTTGTAGACTTCTACAATGCGCTCACAGCCCCGTAGAGCCGTGCCAAAGCCGTTTTCTGTGTTTGGTCGATAAGTTTGTCGTCTAATGCTAAAAGCGTTTATATGGCTTCTGTGCGCGTATATGCAAAAGGCTGCCATTGCTGACAGCCCATGCGCTCAGTCCATCCAAGTGTACTCTTGGAACCGTTGAATCTGCTTGTTAAACGTGATGGGAAGGTCGCCTATCTCGCCTTCCTTGTTCTTGCTTAGTCGGAACAGGCACTTGTCGGGGTTGTCGCCGGACAGAAGGATGATTGCATCTGCGTCCTGTTCAATCTGCCCGCTCTCTCGCAAGTCGGAGTTTGTAGGCGTTGCTCCGGGCTTGGATGGGTTTCGATTGAGCTGCGCCAGTGCCACCACAACAATGCCTGTGGTCTGTGCCAGTTCGTGCAGGGCAATGGATATAGCTGTAATGGCGGCATATCTGTCCTTTGCGCCTGTTTCGTGGATGAGTTGAAGATAGTCTACAAAGATGACCTGAGCCTTTTTACGTAGAGCCTGAGCCTTCATCCACGCCACGTTCTTACCGGCAGCGGAGCGGATATATAAGGGCATTTTCATGTTTTTTGCCTGTCCGTCAATCTCATTCAAGCTGACCGCCTTATTTTTCACCGTGTCCAGAGGGCAGTATATTTGATTAGCCATCAGACGTGCGCCCAGCTTGCGTTTGCTGGTTTCTAAGCTGAAATAGTACACGGTATAGTCCTGCTTTGCCATGCTTGCTGCTATTTGCAAGGACAGGGCTGTCTTGCCCGCAGACGGTCTGCCGCCGATGATGATGAAATCACCCGATGAGATGTGCAGTGCTTCATCCAGACGTTCTAGGCCTGTCTTGATATACACAGGCTTCTCGTCCATGTGAAGCACATAGTCGTTCAGCACATCCTCGTATGTCCACGCATCTTCTTCCCCAGCTTTCAGGCTCATTGCTTCGCCCATCTGCTGGTAAATGTCTGATAGATCAGAATAGTCGGTAAGCTCGCTGGTCATCTGAAATGCCAGACCTTGCACACGAGTGAGTGCAGCTTGTTCTCTGATAAGCTGTGTCCAACGCTGCATTTGCTCCCTGTCAATTCGCACACACTCTGATTCACAGGTTTGTACACACGCCAAGAGCGTCTGCGCTACGTCTGGATGCTGCGTGTTTATCTCGACTATATCTATCTTACCCCTAGCCGTCCAATAGCCCTGAACAGCCGCAAAAGCGTCTCTCAGCTCAGGTCTGAATAAGTCAAGTTCAAGGCCTGGTATGATTTCATCCACAACGCCCGGCTTGCAGAGCATCAGCGCACCGATAAATACCGTTTGAACGTCCATTGTCATAGTCTAGGAAACTCCATCTCCGTACTTTGCTCGTACTGTTCATCCTGTTTTAATGCGTAAATGTCCTGCCACCCGGCATAGATGCTCTGGTCGAGAATGGCTTTCCAATCATGCCGATCAAACTTTTCCAGCTTGTTGCAGAGCATTTGTTTCGCCCGGTCTGTCATAGGCTTTTTGATTCTTGTACGCATCTGTGCGAACTCTCGCAGGGATTCCAACAGGGCTTTATCGCCATGAGCAAAGTCGGAGAAGATGTCAGGTTTCTTTTTGACTGCACTCTCCGGCAGGGTCTTGACGTTCATTTGACCGTCAGTTGATACAATGGACTCATTGTCATCTGACTTTGAGCTCATAGATGAGCTGACTTTCATCTCATTTATGGCATGAGGATGAGCTGACTTTCGTGTAGACCATCCTTTTGACGCAATATCGCTTCTTTTTGATTCTTCATCGAGCAGATGTTTAATCAAAATGAAACAAGATTCTGCTTTTTTTTTGAGTTCAAAGTTGCGTCTTTTTCTTCAAAAACGTATGCACAGATTGCATCGTAGAGTTCCAACTTCTCTTTACTTTTGAGTGTGGAGATGGCTTCAAAGTAATATCGTTGAAATGTAAAGCTGTCTCGTTTTTTGTCCATACCTATCCCCCATTAAAACAGGCCCTCAGCGTCAGACTCACGCAGCCAGCCTTCGCCCGGAATGTTTACTATCTCATAATACTGCCGTGCAACGTAAATTGTTTTCTGCCCGTCCTCAGCGATCAGACCGACAATTAGATAGTTGCCAGCAGCCATAAAGAACCAAGGGTTGCTCTTGTAAGTCTCGCCCTTCATCCAGTTCTTCATTTTGTTCACAGCTTTTTCGATGTCCTTGTCGGGGCAGTCCGGGTTGTCGTATGCAAAGAAATCCTCAGGAAATTTAAGCTTTTTCACTTTCTAAATCCCTCTCTCGTTCTCATAATTCGCTTATGCGCCTTGACAGGCCTTGTGCCTTTGCCGTATGCCGGGCGAATATGCTTCGCCTTGATGTACCCGCAAGGCGGCTTCGGCCCAAAGTCGAAAAAGCTCAAGTCCATAATGATGATGCCAAACTTCTTGTTCGTCATATTTACTGCTCCTTACGCATACCATTTCGGTGCTTCGTCAAAGATTTCCACTCCTTTTGCAAAGCCCAGCTTTTCTAAGGTTTCACACATGATGCCGTCCATCATGCTGTGAACGATTTCTTCATCATCACCGTACTTTTTGTATGCTTCCTGCATTTCTGCCGTGAATGCGTCAACCATATCTTGCGTAACAACGATATTGTTTTTCATAAGCCCTCCTACACCATCGGAAACGCCATCCAATGCGTCACCGTCACATCTTTCGGCAGTCTCTCGCCTATCTCATCCCAGAACTGACCGTCCGCGTAACAGCCTAGAAAGTACGCTGTCGGCGAGATTTCTTGCAACATTTTTCCATTTTCATCACGCCACGTTGTCTTAGTCGCAAGCAACAAAGGATGCGTCCGTTCTCGTGGCGGTTCGCTTGCTGGATGCTAGAGGGTGTTAGCCATTTTTATACCCCTGCCTTGTACATCGTATATAAGACCACAAATCCAATCGAAAAAGTAAAAATGTGGAGAATTACATCCGCAAGAAGCTTTATCTTTTCATCGGAAATTTCGTTCAAAAATATATCCCATATCAAAATTTTTTCAATGAGATATGCTATCCCACATATAAATGTTCCAACCAGAAAAGAAGCTAAAACCACAATCAACGCATTTCCAAGATTACTCATTCTCTTTTTTCTCCCATTCCTTGCATCCACGTTCATCCCACACGAAGTCTGCAACGTGTTCTGACTGGTCGTTCACGCACACGCCCTCCGGCTCTGCGTACCATTTGCAAGAGCCGCAGGACGGCTCAGATTTGTTCTTGCAGGATTCTGCTGTGCATCGGATAGCCTTACCAGCGGAGAACTGTTTGATGCCAATGCAGGAGCAATGTTTGGTGGTGCAGTAGAAGTTCATTCCTCTATCTCCTTCCATCCGATAAACTCACATAAGCCAACAGTGTTGTTGGCGCAACGATGAATGAGAACTTTATCGCTTATTTTGAATTTCGCGATAAACCCAATTTTGCTTTCTCCCATTTCGTTTTCAAACATCCAATCAACAATGTCTTTATCGATTCTGACATCGCCTTCGTCCGTCATGGTTGCAAAGCACTGTTTGCATCTGTATAAAGCGCACTTTTTCATCTTCTCTGCCCTTTCTTTCCCCTGTTGAACCGCTCGATCACTCGCTTATACTCTGCATAACACTCCGGACACAGGTCGCCTGTGTCCCTGCGCCATCCCCAGTCTTTGAAATATTCGTCAGGGTTCATCATCCTGCCGCCAAGAACCGCTCCGCAGCGGTCGCATACTCGCTTGTGGTAGATTCCTCTGTCAGTCTGCATATTATCATCCTTCCACATAACACCAGCTTTGGGGCGGGCGCTTTAAGCACTTATTACAAAAACGTCTATTCGTTTCGCCCCATTCTTCTACTTGACAATTACATCTCACTTTATTAAAATCGCAAACTCCTCTGTTTCCCATGAGAATGCAATAATGAGTAAACTCAAACAAAAATTTTGGATGTTCATACATTTTCACATTGGAAATGCTCCATGCCCAGCCTTTCCTTCCGACATAATCCAAGATTTCTTTTTTTCTAAGACCGGACATCTCTTCAAATCCTTCTGGCAAGCAATCCGATTCTGGCGTAATTTCGTACAGATGATTGCAAGTAAACTCTCCAATAACTTTTCCGTCCAATTGTTCAAAGTACCCATCGCACTCTTTGAACCATCCGGTTTTGGTTTTTGTGCAATAAACATAACATTTGAAAGGTTCATCCCCCATATTGGGCTTCGTTTTTCGTATTTCAAGAGTTTTTATGCCGAGGAAAATAAGATTGCACCAACTTGGGTTGATACTTAATAAAACTGACTTCATTTTTTATTCGTCCTCCCCCACGTCCTTAAACAGGATTTCTTTATAGGCTTTCCAGTCTTTGATTTTGCACGGAATATCCGTGCCGGGTACGGCCTTTTTCAGCCCATCCATCTGCCAGACGTTCCATGAGATGGTGTCTGCAATGCAGTCAAGAAAAATGGGCATGAAGCCGATTTCCAGCTTTTCAGCCTCAAACCGATACCTAAAATTTTCGATTAGCGTCAGGAATAGGTTGCACCTTGCCAGCAAGAGATTGTCTCCCTGCCACTCATAGCCGTATGTCGATGCGTAGGCGTTAATTGCCCAGCACATCCACATATCGTAGTCGTGGAACTGCTCTGCCAGAATATTCAGCTTTCTGTCCAGCAGACCGATTCTGTCTGGCACGGCAATTATCTGCCCTGTGGTGGTATCGTATCGACTTGTCAGGAACGGTGCTTCGCCACAGGTTACTTCAAGACAAGTCTTGTTGATGTACTCCTTCCAGTCCTCGCCCTTTAGGTCGTTTTCGGCAACGTCTGTCATCTTCTCACAAACCCAAGTCGGCGTAAACACCTCTGCTTTCTTGTTGGTTCGCTTCTTTTGGTCTGCCAGCCGTTTCTGTACACGAGGGACAAGCTGAACCTTGTCCAGCTGTTCCAGCGTGATTTCATCTGCAAAGCCAACGTCCAGTTCGGGCGGTGGGTCTGTCGCCCAGATGATGTTCTTGCCTGTCGTGTGGTCTTGCAAGAGGACAGGCAGGAACGTGCGTAGGCAGGGGTCGGAAAAATCAATCAAAGTTCCCATTTGTCAGCCCTCACCATGATTGTGTTCTTCTCTTTCAGCCAGTCCTTGACGCAATGAAAGCAATGCTCACGGTTCTGGCAACGCTCCGGGTCACGATGTTTGATAAGTTCGCAGATGCCCCGCGTAAAGTTTTCTGTAATATCTTCGTCCGTCATGGAACGGATAAAATCGCCGTTAGTCATGTTCCACCACCTCTCTGTACTCCACGTCAATCCCTTTTGGCAAAGCCGTCTGATACTTCTGAGCCAACTGCTCTGCGCTCTGGGCATCACCCAACGGCTGTTCAGGCGGTGCAACGGTGACTTCCACGTTGTCACGCATACCAAAGTAGTTCTTGGCTCGGAAAATCCACTCTGCCGGGTTCTCCTGACCGTACATACCGTTGTACGCCCACATGGATTGCATTTGCAGAATCAGTTTCAGGATGTACTTCTGCTGCAAGCTGTCGTCACGGCGCTTGCCCGCCATAATCTGCTTCAGGCTCACCCATTCGATGCCCAGCACCAGTGCAATCCATTCCACCACAGGGGAGATTCTGGCTTCGATGCAAGCGTCAAAGAAGAAGTCAAGACGTTGCTGCACTTCAATCGGGTTGTTCATGTCCACGCTCGGAAGGTCGCCAAAATACTTAGCTGCAATCATGCCGATGACCTTCTTGTCCTCTTCGTCACCAATCCTCGACTGCAAATCGCCTGTGTTCATCATCTTCAGCTTCTCGATAGCCAACGCCTGTTGCTCCTTTACCTTCTTACTGACCTGTGATCGGATGCTCTTGTTCTTGTTAAGGTTCTGTATCCGCTTCTTCTCACGCTCTTTTTCACGCTTCGCAGCGGCTTGCTCTTTTGCCTTTTGCGCCCGCTTCTCACGCTTTTTCTTTTCAGCTTCGGTCAGCGGCGGCCTGCCACGACCACGCTTCGGGGGTGTTGCCATGTGTCAGACCTCCTTTGGCAGTTCAGGAAGGGGCATCCAATGCGTAACGCTCCATGTTTTTGACGATAAATAAGAGCGGCGTTTCCAAATGTTCGTTTCTACATCGTAAAACGCCCTATCAACAAATCTAACAGAAAGTCCTTGAGCGACAACTAAATATGCGCCAGATTTTTCTGGTGTTCTGCTATCAATCGCAATCCAGTCTTTCATTTTTACTCCTTCAACACGCTTCTGTCCTTCGCAGTAAAGCGGGTTGATGGGCAAGTGTTCGCTGTGCGTGTAGTCCCATACATCATCATCAGACCAATCTACAATAGGGTTGACGGTCGTCTTGCCTTTGACGTTGCACGTTTCAAACAGCTTTCTCTTCTCGTCATTGTCGCCCATGAGGATGATGCGCTTCTCTTTGTCTTTGTGCATCAGTTCCATCACGCCACGACTGTTTTTGCGCCGTGCAGATTCTGCCCACCGAACGCCTGTGGCAATAAACCGATTCTTTCCCGTGTTTTCCTTCAGAACATCACAGCAATAGCGTACAAGCCTTGTCGGTGGCATCAGCTTTTGCGGAATCAGCGTCCACATGGACACGGGCTTGTCCTTGTATCGTGGCATGACAATGGAACATTTGACTCCACGTTCTTCCATCGCCTTGAACTGCTCACGAATGAAATAGACCGTCTCCGGCGCATCTGCGGTAGTATGGCTGTTGACCACCTCAAAGTTAATTCCTGCACGTTCAGCCAGAGCCACAAGCACCTGTGAATCCTTACCGCCAGAGTATGTGACCATGAGCGGCTTCTTGTACCGATGCTCAGACAGCCGTGCAGCGCCCTGCAACCGTGCGATAGCAATCTGTTCCTTGTCCATTATTACCTCCACCTAACGTCCTCTATAATGTTTGAATTTTCAGGTGTGCAAACCTCGTACAGAGTACATACAGTTTTCCTTCCGCAAATCGGACAAATAGGAATTTCCCCGTTGTCTGCCATCGCAGTTGCAACGCGTTCATCACACACAGAAATGGCAGTATTGCAGAAGTAACAAGTGAACATTGCTCTTTTAATACGGCAAGACTTTGGGTTTATTGAAGTGATTTCCGAAATGGCTTCTACCGAAAATACTGCCATCAGCTCCACCTTTCTCTCAGCTCTTTTTCGACCTGTTCTGACTTTGCGGTGATGTAATCTGCAAACTCGTCAGGGGTCATGTCCTCTTCCTTGAACTGCCCAACCATCTCCCAGTACCTGTCACCGTCCCATCGGCTGGTATCGGTTTAGGCAGCGCGGGTTATTGCAAAATCGATCGCTTCCGATGATGCGCAGCGGCTTCCCGCAGTAGGGGCAGAAGTCCGGGAGCTGTTGTGGCGTGGCAGATTCCATGTCTGCCTTTGACGCACCGGTTTGCATCAGCTTAATCACGCAGTAAGCGGAACCCGGCTGCGCTGCCGCAATGCAGCTCTGACGTGCTGGGCATTTTGAGCAATCGTACATCGTCACTCCTCCATCTTTGCGCCACAGTTCGGGCAATAGTGATAAAGACGGGGTGCAGCTATCGCTTCACTAGGAAACTTGCAGTTCGAGCACACCCAAAAGGCATCGTCGAAGCAGACGCTCTCTTCCCAGTGCGCCACCGGCCGCAGTGTTTCCGGGTCGATAATAGGGGCGTTTTTGATGGCTTCCAGCACATCTTCGAGCGTGTCATAAGCGGCGTTATTCCAGTCTGGTCTGTTGTCTCCGGGCAAGCTCATTTGCCAGTCGGAGATATATCTGCCAAGCGCATTTGCATCAATCAATCGTTTATCGCTCATTTCTGTTCTCCTTTCAGCCAGTCGTTCAGCTTTGCCATGCAAGAGGGGCAAAGAAACGGCTCATCATAGCAATCGCAACTCCAGTAGTCCCATGCGTCATGTACGTTCTTGTCAACCAGAATCACGGCGTTGGGCTTATGTCTCCCCATCTCATCGGGCGGTTCAGGATCAAACATTTCTCCGCAGCGGTCACATTTCATGCTCATATTCTTTCTCCAATCTCTTTAGCAGCCCATCCACGTCATACCGCCAATGGACACGCAGCCTTTTCGCTTTAACCTCTATCCCCTCTTGCTCTGCCCACTGCCAAGGGATACTTCTTCGGCTCTCGTTGTAACGGAACGACAGAACCTTGCTGGCAGGGATTGCAAAGGTGCGGTTGACTGTTCTGTAATTGACTATCACATGGGCGGTCTGACCGCTGTACCCCATTGCATCCACCATGTCAGTGATGTGCTTTTCCTTGCGGTACTTGCGCTTTGCTTTGTCGTACTTGCCGAATACCTTTTCCAGAGGGATAGAGGGCGTTTCAATGGTTTTCAGCTCGAACAGGTGGTTCATCGGGTATCGGTACACAAGGAAGTCGCAGATGTTATCAATGGAAAACGACAGGTTCTCGTTGCCGCCGTAGTAGGTGGCAGCACTGTCTTTCAATCTGTAGCACCACGCATCGGATGGGACGGATGCCTTGAAGTCTGCTTCAAATTGCTTGCCGGTGTTCATTCGTTGCCCTCGATTTTTTTGGCTTCTCTGATACGCAGCCGAGCAAGTTCGCTATTTGCATATCGCAGTTGCCAGCTACCAAACCAGCCTTTGTGAACAAGTTTTCCGGCGCAGTAAACAAACTCCTGCTTCATCAAGTCATCAAGTGAAATGATGTAACTGCCCGGCTTATACTTTCTTTTCATCCTCGTTCACCTCTAAATTCACTTCCGAGAAACCGCTTCTTGTTACGTTCTCGGTGCTTGTCCTCATAATCACGGTGGTACACGCTCTGGCTGTGGTTCAGCTCATACACGAACGCCTTGCGTTCCTCGAAGTCTTTCTTCTCTGCCTTATATTTCTCGCAGGTGTCGTGGCAGGCTTGGTGGCGTGATGGGCAGTTGAGACAACAGGCAATCATCTTTCCAAACGCCCGTCCAGCCAGATAGCGCAGCTCTTATATAAGGTAGGCGGTTCGCCTTTTGTCCCGGTAGCGTAACCGTTAGTCAAAAGGGAGGTCAGAACTGTCGTCAATCACAAAAAAGTCATCCGTGTTGCCCTGAGAGTAGTTCTGCGGTGCACCCTGCGCCCGATCAGCGGGCTTGCTGTCTGATTTTCCACCGCAGAAGTCAACTTTGTTCGCCATGATTTCCGTTGCGGTGCGGTTGTTCCCCTGCTTGTCAATATACTTTCGGGTCTGGATTCTACCAGTCACCAAAATCAGACTACCCTTCTGGAACCACTTGGAAACGAACAGTGCCGTGTTGCCAAATGCGGTGCAGTTGAAGAAGTCGGTCTCCTTCTGACCGCCACTCTGGCGGTCGCAAGCAATGCTGAACGTGCAAACATCCTTGCCGGACTTCGTAACCTTAGCTTCGGGCGTGTGAACCAAACGCCCCTGAATTGCGATAGAATTGAGCATTATTTAGCCCTCCTTCGGCTGTTTCTGAGCACAGTCCCAACACAGGACGCGCCCAAAGCGTTTCTTTGTGCTTCTTGCGGTTTCCAGCGGCGATACGGTGCGGTTGTTGTACTGAATAGGCTGCAACTGCTTTCCACAGCAAGAGCATGGGGGGATGGTTTCCGCTTCCGTTTGCTTCTGTGCGGGCTTGTTTGCCCTGCTTGTGGTCTGCTTCTGGTACTCGTCCGTGTCAGCGTCCTTCGTATCGTCAATGCAGAACAGACCGTTCAGAGCGTACTTTCTAGCGTAGCTACTTGCAGTGCCGGTAATCTGCGAATCGTCCATGCCCTTCTTGAGCTCAGGCTCACGAGCGTATGCAGTCACCGTGTAGGCGGCACCATCCTGCGATTCAACTGTTGCAGTGGCTTCGATGTAGTGCCAGCTATCAACGATAACAGGCTTGTCAGAAAGCCGCAGCACAAGGCTATGCGCTTTCAAGATTGGCTTGACCGCTTCGAGAATGTCCTCGCAGGAACGGTACTTGTAACCGCCAAATTTGTTCATCTGCCCCTTCGGGGCTTTCAGCTCTGACTGAACAGCCATCAGAGCTTCATGGATTTTGCTGTTGTCCATACGTTTCCTTTCTTCGGCTTCATTAGGCTTCATTGTTCATGCTTTGGCTTAATACGGCTGTATAAAATTAACCAGCCATCAGTTCTGCCAACTGCGCACGGAGGTCTTTCAACTCCGCTTCCCTATCTTCAATTTCAGACTGCAAGTCCTCAATTTCAGCCAGACGGTCAGCTTCTTTGGCTTCTGCCATCTGCTCGTTGGTCATAAAGTACACGCCGTCTTCAGGTTCAATTGCTCCCCCAAATCGGTCGAGAGCGCCAGAACAATCATACATCGGATTCATCGTTTGTAACCTCCTCAAAAAACAAGGCAAAAGATGAGCAAGGCGATTGCGAACGTAGCCGCGCAGGCTACAATTGTGCCCAAAGCTTTATCGAAACGTTCCTGGTCGGCATCCTTCTTGCGGCGGGCGTTGCGAATCCGCTGCTGTGCAGGGCTAGAAGTCATCCGGATGAAGTAGTCCTGATCATTTTCAAATCGAGCTTTCGTTGCGTCTTTGCTTTCCATAGTTAAAACCTCCAAAATTTCCGTGTTATAGTTGAGGGCGTCCTTTTTTTCGCTGTTCTTTAATTTGCAACGCACTGTACCACTGGTCTTTGTCAATTTCGATGGTAGACCACCGGTAGTTACATACAAGGCACTTCTTGCGGCGAGCGATGCTATCGGGGGCAGACCGGCTGTCAACCGTTGTAATGTTGTCACTACCGCACATCGGGCATTTCATCGTGCATCCCTCCACTTGTTGGTATGAGCGGGAATGCGGTTTAACTTCCCCATCCGTTCGTTATCTTCATGCTCTTTTTCCGCGCTCACTCCAAGCGCGCACAAAACCAGAGCGGTAGCTAGTAACATCAGTGAAACAAATGCCCATACAAGCATCTGTACTGCAGTCTCGCATCCATTTATTGTATCGCCACAGCTAACGGCTACGATTGCAGCGACGATACCAAGTATGATAAGCACGTTTCCTTTTACGGTTTTCATTTTGTCCCTTCTTTCAGAATGATATCAAATAAAAATGGTTTACTCGCATCAATCACAACTACCGCGTTTAGCACTTGAGCTATTTTTGCAAGCGTATCAGCCTTAACGCCCGTCTTGTACGGTGCTTTATTCGGACTTGTAATATTGTATATCGTTGGAGCTGACACGCCGCTTTTGCGGATAAGCTCTGATGCCTTCATATCGCGTTCTTCAAGAGCGGCTTCCAGCGTCATTCTTTTCATCATTTTTGCTGCCAAAATTAAAAATCCATCCGGTTGTCATTACAGAGGCTGCCACGATGATTCCCCATGTGCCTTTTGCGCCGACCAGTAGTTCAATGAGATGTACCAGCCACAGGTTCAACAGAAACGCTGCCAGAACCAACGCCATGACGATGCCCCAGATCAGGGCGATTTCCACCAGTGCTTTCATCTTTGTCCTTTCTATTTGTGTATGTGTTCCAGCCGGTCTTTCTCACGGCTGTGCCAGCGGATTTCCCGCTTTCCGTAATACTTACCGTTCATAGGTCAGCTCCCCTGTTGCAAGCATCTGCGACACCTCGCCGTAATGCTTGCCCAGCTTGTCCGCAAGAGCTTGTACTTCTCCGATGGACGGAAACGTCTTTTCCAGCTTCTTCTTTTCTTGCTGTTTTGCTTTGTACGCTGACTTCGCGTTCAGGTTCGCCTTTGCGTTGTAGGCTTTCTTAGCGCATCCATTGTGGTACTTCTGTGATGCCACTTTTTTCAGCATCGGCTTGCCGCAGTATGCGCAGAACACTTTTTTCGGCTTGAATATAACTCCAGCTCTTTCATGTTCTTTATGGCGCTCCTTGTAAACCTTGCGCTTGCACTCGGAACAGTACCGTCTTGTAGGTCTGACCACACCAAGATACAGTCCGCAACGCTCACAGTACTTTTCTTCCACGCTGCATCTCCTCTTTCAGTCTGGCTTCCCGATTGTGGCGTTCAAAGCACTGGTTCAGCATCTTTTCCATCCACAACACCTTGTTGACTTCGTTCCGGGAAACGCCCTCCGCCATTGCAAGTTTCAACCTGCGCTTCCGGCTCGGTGCTTTGTAAAAGTACGTCACCAGCACTCACCAGCCTTTTTGATGATGAACGTTGGCACTTCCCTGCCGGTAGCCCGGCACAGACAAACGCACTTGCCAATCCAAATGTTCCAGTAGAATGGGTCTGTCATACAGAACGTGTTGGAATGGTTTTGGCTGTCTTCATCCAGCATCCACAGCGAAATTGCATTGTCTGCCTTCGACCAGCTGATGCTGTATCCGTCCAAGCACAACTGCTGCATAATCTGCATTGCCAGACGCTTTGCTTCGGCGAGCTCGTCTGCCGTCCACTTAAGCTTGTCCGCTTCGTAGGCCTCAACCGCCTTGTCAATGGCGCGGTGCGCTTCTTCTGGGTATTCAAGGTCTACCTTTAAGGTGATAATCTGCTCCATGTTCAGTCCTCCCATCCTCCGAAATCTTGCTGTTCTGCAACAGCCCTAGTCTCGATTCTCGGCGTGATGCCTAGCTTCTTGAGCTGCTCATGGATGAGCTTTTCACCCTCGACCGTCCAAACCGTCGTGTTCGGGATATAAGTCTTACCATTAGAGCGCTGAATAGCCTTACCTTTGCGGTTCTTAGTGTAGCCCTTGCCCTGATAGGGTTTGTACAGTACCCACTGACCGTCACTGTCTTTGTACTGGACTCGCTGGCTGTAAAGCAGCTTGTTCAGCTTTTCAGCAGTCAAACCGTAATCCTTTGCAATGCTGGTGGCTGTCCGGCAGTTGTCCGCAATGCACACAGCACGAGCAAACTCAGCATCCGGTGTCAGCTCTGCAATCCGCTTGTCCTTCTCCTCCAGCTCCTCATGCGCTGCGATCAGTGCAGTTGCGAGAAGCTGCGACCTGGTAAGCTGCGGCGCGTTGTAGCTTCCAGTCTTACGAATTGCAGGAAGCACATCGTTCGTGACCCATCTGTGGAACGGAGCCGCTTCCGGTTTGTCGCTGCGGAGAATGACATGGTACAGACCGCTTTCATTGACAACCGTTACGTTCTGTGTGCCACCGGGGGGTGTGAATCTGATTCATACCCTTTTCATCATCATCCAAACGCTCTGCGACTTTTGCTGTCGTACCAAGATGAAGAACTTCACACACATCTTTCAGAACGAACCACGCTTCACCGTCCACATCAACAGTGCGAACCTTGCTATTCTGATATTCAAAAACTTGAATGTTTGCCATTTTCTCTCCTTTCTTATGCTCCCGAATCCTGAATGTTCAAAATCCGGCAGATGCTTTTCTTGATTCCGGGCGTTTCCAGCTTTCCAGTCTTAACCTTGAAAAGGTAAGAACGGTCAAAATATCGTCCGGTATCCTCCTTGACTTTTTTAATCAACCAGTCGTTGGTCTTGTCTTTTTGGATAAGAGCAATCTCGATTTGTTTGCCAAAGTCACACAGAGGTTTTTTTTCAGCCATTATTTCACCTCCGGCTATTGATTTTTACGCATAAGTGTAATATAATGAAGTTGCTAGAAATCATTCATTACGCCTTCGCGGTACGGTCTTAGTATAATACGCTTCCGCGTAAAATGCAAGGCTTTTTTAAGCGTTCGCGTAATTTCAGCAAACCTTACAATGCGAGGACTGGAATTATGGCAAACTTGTACGAAAATATTGAAAAACTCTGCAAGCAGCGCGGAGTAAATGTGACTATAATGTGCAAGGAATCGGGTGCAAGCCGTGGGTCTTTGACCGATTTGAAAAACGGTAGAAAGCAAAGCTTGAAATATGAAACGCTCGATAAGATAGCTTCTTATTTTGGAACAAGCGTAGATGCTTTGGTTTCTGGCAACCAAAAAGAAAACCCGCACCAGCAGCCGCAAAGTGAAGTCGATGCAGCAGTGGAGCGGATTAGAAAAAAGCTTGAATCTATGCCGACAGCGCAGCGTGAAGCGCTGATGAACCTAATCGAGAAGATGTGAGGTAAGCCCGTGTATTATTTGTTGTGCGGCTGTGCCTTTTGCTTCTGGTTCATGCAGGCCTTGTTAAAAGGCAATGACCGTGTGCTATATAGCAACAGCAGAAAATATCGTTACCGTAGAAACCGAAAAAAGAACTGGTTCTGACCCGGTAAAATAAAAACCCCTTGTGCCGGGCTGGTGTAGCTCTGTGCAAGGGGTTTTCTGTTATTCCAGGTCTAATGCTTTCTCCGCTGCCGGAATCTTATCAGGGTGTTCCAACAGCCATGCGATAAACCTGTCAATCTTAGCTCTTTCTTGTTCGCTCATTGTAGCATATCCTCCCGATCAGTAAAAATGAATGTTCATTTGATACGATTATACACCTTTCAGTTGTACAGTCAATACAATTTGAACAACTTCGTAAAAATCGAACGTTTTCTTTGCATCCGTTACTTTACATCGGGGAAGCCACGAGCGTTCAAGTCAAAAGGGACAACGCCTATCCATCTTTTCTCCAATCACAGTTCTACGAACTGCCCGTTAATTTTTTCGATGTTCTCTGCCGGGTCACATCCATTATCTAAGGCGGCTACGGCACGCTCTAGGACAGCTTTTGCTTCTTCGTAAGCAAACTTATCGGCATTGCTGTTTGCAAGGTTGTAGACCAGCTTTAAGGCGGTCTGGCGGGCATAGGGTATAAGCATGGTGTCGATTTGATTCATAGACTAGCCCTCCCACGGCTTTGGCGTTCTGCTTTCGGTCGGTTCAGATGCGGGCATCCCGTCAATGATAATCATGTTGTTACCTCCTGCTTGATTATTTTTTCGATGTTACAGTTATAACACAGGCTGCTGTTGGTTCTCCATAGCAGCTTTTTCCATTTTTTGGCTTGTCGAATCCAGCAGTTTTGCCGGATTTTGTTGAAAGGGTGGGAATTTATGGATGAATATTTGGTAAGAACGGCCAAAGCATTAGAGATGGCACGGATACGTTCCGGCTTAAGCCAGCAGAAATTAGCCGCACGAATGGGCGTGAATCGTGGCACGATTTCCAACTGGGAGCAAGGTCTGGCAGCCATCTCCCTGCCAATGGCTATGCGCTGGTTCACCTGCTGCGGCGTATCGGTGGCTCGATACATGGACGCTTGCATTCATCCGGGGCTGCTGGAGCATCTGGAGGACGACCTTTCCAGCATGGGAAAGCGTAAGATTCTCATAGATGCCATGATGGAGTGTTCCTCCTATGAGATAGATGCCTTGTTGTACATTCGGTACGGAGATCACGGCTCAGACCACATCGGCGTGTTGACGGAGATTCTGGCAAACCTCCACACGCCGTTGAAGGACAGGGTCGCTGTCTGCCGGATGGTATCGGGAAACTATGAGATAACACAGGCTACCGGAACAGACCCAGACCCGAACGGAACCGCCCCGAAGATGGGAATACTCTATCAGGCGCAAGATGCTGGAACTGAAGCCGCTATGAAGTCCAACGATTCTTATACCGTGAACCCAAATAATATAACTGGCTGATTGTCGAATTATCGTAGTTTTTTAAGAACATTTTGTCCACGTTCATCCACTTTTTGTACACCTATCGGACAAATTTACCTTGTCATTCCGTCCCCCATAGGCTGCAAATCGACAGTATTCGCGCTGAATAAATAACGAATTATCGTTAATCTGATGTTTGTGTTTGAATAGTTCGTCAATCCGTCCCCCATAACACCGGCTCAAAAGTTTTTCATCCACATTTTGTACACGTTAGATAAGACTAATCATTGTCGGAAAGACTTTATTCAGCAAATGGAAGGTTGAGTTATCCACAAGCTGGAATGGAAAAAACAAAGAAATTGTTGAAAATTATCGTCATCGCCTATTTAACGATGATATTTAACCTCTTGTTTATTTCTTGTTTAATATATAATATGTAGATGGGGGACGAAATGACAAAGCATGGGGGACGTTTTGACAAGTCATGGGGGACGTTTTGACGACCATATGGGGGACAAAAAGACAAGTCATGGGGGACAAAAATGGTTGACACGTCCCCAAAAATGTGGTATAATCATACCAGAAAAAAGGAGGCGTGAATCATGAAAAAATATTTTCTGCTTGGTGAGGACATCGACCGCACCGAAATCACCGCAGAGGAAGCTACGCAACGTCAATTCGATGGTGATTATCGGGTTGTTGTTGAAGATGACGAACCCGCCGTCAAGGTTGACTCTGTTGCGATCAGTGCGACAGCGGAGCCGGATTGGGAGCCGTTCGCGTTCCCGGAAAAGCCCGGCTATCGCCTGACTGGGCACATCATCACCCGGTACGACAACGAGGGACTGTCTGACCGTATGGATTCCGTCCCTGCTGATGCCATCAAGACGGAGGAGCAAAACCGGTGGAGTTGGAAAGTTGGGCTTTTGCCACTACTCCATCATTGCCAGCCCTGTGTATGACATTATTGCTACCGCAGCCTGCGGTGGTTGCGAAGGGTGCAAGCGCATGACCTGCTCCCGCCGTCAGAACGGCGTGAAGTGCCGTAATTATAGGGTATAAGGAGGAGCGGATGCCAAAAATATCAGACAATAACCTTGTCGAGAAAAGCAAATCCCTTGTTTGGGCGAAATTTAGGGACTACACCGCAGGAGAACTTCGGTTGTTGGAGGTTTACCTATCAAGAATAAATCCGAGAGACCCAAACAGCAGCCGTGTGGAGTTCTCGTTGGCAGAGTACAGAGACCTGCTGGGGTTAAAAAGCCTTGATGCACGAAGGATTGAGCCGCAGATCAAGCACTTTCTAGGCAATACAGTGTCGATTCCCATTGACAAAGAGAAGGGCACGTTTGAGAGTTTTGTCCTTTTCACAAGGGCAAAACTGGATTATGTGCCGGAAACAAGGTCTTATGTTGTGGCAATCACTTGCAACCCTGATCTTCGCCCCATCTTTTTTGATATTGCCGAAAGCGGGTACGTTCGGTATCGTCTGCGCTACACATCACGGATGAAATCACAGTACAGCATCCTGCTTTATTCTATTCTTCGGGACTGGTTGAATATGGACAACAAACCGCATGAAATCAGTCTGAAAAGGCTAAGAGAACAGCTCGGTGCGATGGAAGCAAGCTACGATGTTTACAAGAACCTTCGTAAACGAGTGCTTGATGTTGCAGTGGATGAAATCAATGCTGTGTCTGACATCGTGGTGACCTATGAACCGGTTCTTGTGGCACGAAAGGCCGTGGCAGTCAAGTTTAAGCCCAAAATTAAAGCGTCTGAGACACTGATTGAAGCTCAGGCAAGCGAAATATCGACCGAACCTCAAAAATCCACCAGAAAGCCCCGTAGAAGCGGATACGAGGATTTTGACTGGTCTGTGTGTGACGAGCTGGAAAAGCAAGACTGCATTGACGTGGCAAAAGTGGTTGAGAAGTGGATGAAGAAAGAGCATCCAGAAATCAAGCTGCCGAGACGCAGAGAAGCGGTTTACGAGACGGTAAAGGCAGCGTATAAGGATATTTTGTCTTTGGACAGGTCTCCGTTCCCCGACAGACCTGTTGGTTATCTGATTAGAAGCGTGGACAAGGCAGGTATCGTAGACAAGTATATGCCAGCGTTTTATTCCATTGAAGCGCTTAACAGCAAATAAAGAAAGAGTGATAAAATGGCAAAAATCATAGCTATCGCCAACCAGAAGGGCGGCGCAGGCAAAACCACCACAAGCACCTGTCTGGCTGGCGCGTTGCAGTTGCTTGGCAAGAAAGTCTTACTGGTAGACTGCGATGCCCAGTGCAACGCAACGGACACTTACGGCGCACAGACAGAGGACGTATGTACTTTGTTCGATGTAATGACCCGTCAGGGCACGGTAGAGGAAGGAATCCAGCACTGCGAAGCTGGTGACATTCTGCCGTCAGACAATGCATTGAAGGACATTGACGAGCAGCTTGTCCGGGACATGGGCAAGAACTTCCGGCTGCGTGAAGCACTGGAATCCGTGTCTGAACAGTACGATTACATTGTTTTGGACACTCCCCCGCAGCTCGGTCTTGCGCTTGTAAACGCTCTGATTGCCGCCAACAGCATCATCGTGCCCATTACGGCAGACCGATATGCACTGGCTGGTCTGAGCCAGCTTTCGCAGACCATTGGCGACGTTCGCAGATACTTCAACCCGACCTTGAAGATTGAAGGTCTGCTTCTGAACCAGTACAAGAGCCGTGAGAACCTGTCTAAAGAGGTCGTGGAACAGCTCCCTGTGATTGCACAGAGCATGGGCACAACCCTGCTGGACGTGAAAATCAGACCGTCTATGGGCGTTCGCAAGTCACAGGCAGAACGACACAGCCTGTTTAGTGGTGACACGGCAAAGAGCACCAGTGCAGAGGACTTCAAGGCGTTGGCGCAGATGATTGTGAAAGGAGAAGAAAATGAGTAAGAAGATTGTAGACGTTGCTCCCTTGATGGAATATTATAAAAACAGACTTCTTGAAGAAGGTGACAATCAAGCGTTGGAAGATGCGTTAGAAAGGTTAAGAGCGTTAAGAAATGCTGATGTGCAAGATTTACAGACAAAAGCAACATGGGAACGTCCAGAGGGTTTGACTTTTATTATTCAGGACGATTATGATAACAGCCATGCAGAGCAAGCAATTAAATGCAGTAATTGTGGTGGTATGATTTCCGAAAGCGATTTCGACAAGTGGATTTGGAATTTTTGCCCAGTATGCGGCGCAAAAATGGAGGAAGAAAAATGAAATCAACCAGCAAAAAATCCTCTGGCTTGCTTGGAGGCTTTGATTTCCAGCCTGTTTTTTCGGAACCAGTATTAAGCCAAAGTGAGCCAAAGGAAGAAGAAGTAAGCCAAACAAAGCCGAATAATGCCGAACAAGCACTAATTAAGCCTAGTGATGCCATAGACAGCCATGCACAGCCAAGTGAAGCGGAATTAAGCAGTATTAAGCCGAAGCAAGCCAAAGACAGCAAAAGCCAGCCAAGTGATGCCGTGTTAGGCGAAGGTAAGCCGAAGAAGCTGAAACAGGCAAAGGAAACGAAACGGCTGATTGAACAGGGCAATATTCCCGGCGCACTGGCTGAAGCTGGTTTGACAAAGAAAAAAATCCCGATGCCGGAATCGCATCAGGGCGTTGCAAGCGGTGATGGCAAGCGTTCAAAGCGCATTACCATCCTTATGAGCGAGGAGGAGCGCAAGTACATCAACCGTGAAGCCAGACGGCACGGAATGACCATCGGACAGTTCGTGTACGCTCTGGCTGCTGCTGCGGCAGATGGGAAGATTGAATTGGAGGATTTCTTAGATGAATGATAGTGAACGACGCCTTATTCGATTTGTTTGCGATGGTGATATGCGAAACGCGCAAAAAGCCGTTAAAATCATTTTGGGTTCTATATCATCCAAAAAAGATGAGCGGTTCAAAGAAAATATGCTTCGCAAGTTGGAAAGCAAAAGAGAATTTATTGAATTGCCATATAACTTACAGCATCTTTTGATCGCAGAGGATACAGAAGAATTTCCGGAAGCAAGATTCCTTCTTAGGAACGAAGAAAAAAGTATAACGCAGAAAACTGTTGCCATTTATCGAGCATCTGAAAAATTAAATGAAATGGGCATTCCTTATTTGCCAGCATTGATGCTTTATGGGCAAAGCGGATGCGGAAAAACCATGCTGGCTAGGTATATCGCTCATAAAGCAAAACTTCCGTTTTTGAGGATTCAATTTTCAAGTCTAGTTGATTCGCACTTGGGGCAAACACAGTCTAACCTTGCAAGAATCTTTGATTATGTAAGAACTGCGCCTTGTGTACTTTGCTTTGATGAAATAGACGCGGTAGGTATGGCTCGTGGTCAAAAAGATGACGTTGGAGAAATGAACCATGTGGTTATTGCGATTATGCAGGAAATGGATAGATTGCCGAACAATGTCATTATTATTGGAACGACAAACCGATTTGATAGGCTTGACCCTGCACTTGCAAGAAGATTTCCGTTGCAATACGAATTAAAGCCGTTGTGCCGTGCGGATGCAGAAATACTTTCCAAAAGGTTCTTTGAATATGCAGGAGCACAATATGAAAACATAGCTTATGAAGATCACATCCCCGCATCTACTGTTATCAAAGAATGTACAGAACGAATTGTAAATCAAGTTCTGAATCAAGAGGATTTTTTTGGAGGATTGACAATATGAAAAAGTTCGTTGTTCTTTTTGAAGGATGGAACGAAAAGCACGACCATGAATGTATGTGCTATGTTATTGATGCGGATGATGACTTTGAAAGCATTTTGAGTGTTGAAGAACAGGCAGAGAGGATGGCTCGAAACGAACATCCTCACCTGAAAAGTTTTGAGACGCTTTACATCAAAGAACTGCTTAACAGATAAAAGCTGAGATTTAAGGGTTGAACAATGAAAATTGTAAATCATCGAGAGTTTGATAAAGAATATTTTGAAGCCAAAAAGAAGCTTTATGGAACGGATATTGAACTTATTCAAGACGGGGATGGAATTGATACCCCAATGAAGGTGAAAATTGCAATTCCTGGAGTGATGATGGATTTTGAGGAAGCAGCCGTGTTTGCAGAAAAAATTTCCAAAGCCGCAAATATCGCAAAAGAATTTAAGTACAATGGATATTTTCTGGATTGGAATGACTGATGTTTACTAAAACCAATCATTTATAGGACTGCACAAGATAGAATGGAAAGATTACCGAAAGATTTCTTGGAGGATTGACGAATGGGCGTAACCATCAAATGCAAAAAGACTGGGCGTGAAATGGATGTGGGATATTTCGGTTTTTTCAAGTTGAGAACGAAAGTTGCAGAACTTGTTGGTTCGGAAGTCGGAGAACACTATAAAAAACTTGATGACATTTTCGATATGCCATCTCCCGAAAAAGAACATGCTCTTGAATCGTACGATAACGAAACAGAACGATTGATTGAAAGCAAAATGCTTCCGATTAAAATTGCAGACTTCCTTTACCAGTCTGATTGCGATGGAAAAATCCGATATGGTGCTTGCAAGGAAATCTTAAAAGCCATAGGCGATTATGACGATAGCATTATTTACGGATATGCAGGTAGAGAAAATCCCGCAAGGTTCAGAGACTTCAAAGAAATCCTTCAAGATTGTGTAGACAATAAGTGCTTTATGATTTGGAGATAACAAGAAACCCCTGTGTAGCCGTTAAAAACTACACAGGGGTTCTTTTTTACTTATCAGCAATGCAATCCCAGTAGAGATACGCCTTACCGTCAACAGCGTCCGTGTCATCAAGGAACGCCTTTGCCATGTCAGCGTAGAAGCCCGGAGTGTCAACAGACTGGCGTTTTGCGACCTGACAATAATCCGAGTACATCATGTTCATCACAGCCCAGAAATCGTTCGGGTCACAGGTGATGTTGCGCTGTTTGGCAACGTCCTGTGTCTGTTCCAACGTCCAGTGACAACCCTTCGTGCCGTCAGCATTCACCATGCTGTCGCACCATTCCTCCGCTTCATCGTGGGTGAGGTGCTGGCGTGGCATCCTGATCGAGCGGCTGTCTGCGCCGCCACGCTCATACTGCCCAGAGTGCTTGTCCCAGTCACCGTTCTGCGAGAAGCCGATTTGCGGCATTCTGCGCCCATATTCTACGTCAGGATAACGGGGGATAGGGTAGGGGTCGATGTAGCGGTTCTCCTCTTGCGGATAGTATGGATAGCGGTCGCTGCCATCTTCCAGCTTGCGCAGACGGCGTTCCAGCTCACGCTCCCTGCGATCGCGCTCTTCCTCAAGGCGGTCACGTTCCGGCTCACGGTCTTTGTCGTGGTCGCGGAGCATCATCATGCGGCGAAAATTAGTCTTGCCCATAATCTAATACCTCCTCAAGAAATGGACGCAGGCGCACCGGCGTGGGAACGGCAGAAGTAGCCAAGATACTTAAACGTGCCGGTGCTGGTTGCGGACGTTGCTACACGGGTAGCGTAGCGGGTGCGGGTGTGGATGCTCTCGGCGGTTGCCTGCGCGCAGTTGCAGTCGGTCAGAGGGTATGCGGTCGTGCCTGCACCGATGGTAATAACCACAGGGGCGTTGATGGTGGTCGTGTCCGGCAAGCTCTGAGCAACAACGATACAATACTTCTCTCCGTTCTGGTATGCGCCAGCAGGGATGTTGATGGTCAGAGTATCGTCGGCAAACGTGACTGCCTGACTGATGACCAAGTGCGGGCAGAGTTTGCAGCTTGTTTTGCAAGCCATAGTGTTTTCCTCCTAAAAAATCAGGGGCAGAGGTGTCTTACCCCTGCCCCGATGGTTCACCCGGTGTTATCGGGGAGTGTGTAGGTTAGCAGCAGCCGCAGCAGTTCACGCCAACGTTAGGGTTTGCCACCTGATAAGCGGGAATCGGACGAGGATTGACCCGGTTCAGGATGGTATCGGTCTGCTGAGACATCACGGTGGTCAGAAGCGCATTCTGACGATCCTGAGAAGCGGCGAACTTCAGGCTCTGGTTCTCAGCGGTCAGAGTGGCAATCTTATCCTGCGTGAAGTAGTCCATCATGCTGCGGAAGTTGGCGTTGCAGTTGTCCATGACGGCACGGGCGTTATCTGCGATAGCCTGACGGGTAGCGCAGTCTTCCGTTGCGATGGTATACTTCAGGTCGCCGATGAGCTGCTTGTTCTCGCAGCAGCAGGATGCCAACTGCGTGGCAAGTGCGGTCTGGCCAGCCTGCCGAGCGTTGCTTTCCTGCATGATAGCAAGGTTGATGGCGTTGTCACCGTTGGACACGCTGCGTTCCAGACCGTTCACAAGCTGTGCGTTCTGGTAGCCGAGCTGGCAGATCGCACTGTTTACGCCTGCAAAGCCATTGGCAATGTTGGCATTGATGCCATTGATCTGTGCCAGCTGGTCATAGCCCAGAGAGCAGATACCGCTCTGGATGCCAGCCAGAGAGCGAGAGGTGTCCTGCTGGTAGAAGCCCTCCGACAAAGCCGCACGAGTATCTGCGCCGCCCTGACCGGTTGCGCCAGTGCCGACCAGATAGGGGATGTAGCTGTTCATGCCGTTGTCGCCGCCGTTCCGACCGTAGCCGTTTGTACCCCAGCCGAAGATGATGGCGAGGATGATAACCGCCCACAGACCTTCGTTGCCGAAGAAACCGCCGTTGTTATTACCGCCGTCCTGCCCAGCCAGATAGCCAGTTGCAAAATCGTCCATAACAAAACTCCTTTCAGTTTTGCGTTATGCTATCCCACCGCCGTATGCGATGGGCGAAGCCAAACAAAAGCGGTTTTTATCAAGTCCGCAAAACTGAGAAGCGTTTCGCTTAGAGGGATGCTTTACCGAGGCAGCGTCAGGTTCAGGACGCTTGCAAGCTGGTTCAGGTCGATGCCCCGCTCTTTGGCGAGGTTCTGCGCCATCGTCCTGAGCTGCGTTTCGTTTTTGCCCTGAATCAGGTTCAAGCCCTGCATGATAGGGGCGTTTTGCCCGCTCAACTGCTGGATAAGCCCCATCGGGTTCTGCCCGGCACGAGCCAGATTTGCAAGCTGCATGATGGGGCTGTGCGTAATCATGTCAAACGGAGAGGGCATTGTTATTCTCCTTTCTTCGCTGTGGCAGTGGGCTTGGAAAAGCTCTTTTGCCACTTTTCCAGTTCATCCAGCCTGTGGACGAGGGCGTTATACTCTTCAATAGGCACATACTGCTGTGTCGGTGCAGCGGTCTGCTGTGCCTGTTGCGCCTGTATCTGCCGCCATGCTTCCGGGCTGTAAAACTCCTGCACATAGGATTCACAGGTGTCTGGATTCAGCCGCTTGCAGTAGATCACGCCGCTGCGCAAGTCTGGGCAGTAGGTCGGTCTGCCGTACAGATCAGACGGTATCGCCAAAAACTCCTCCCTGCTGGAAACAGGCCTGCCCAGCAGCCAACCGCCGTCCTGTACCGACTGCTGAACAGGCTGTTGCCCATTCATCGGCTGCGGACGCTGCGGCTGTACCTGCTGCATCTGCGTGTTTGGCAGGGGAGTGGCAAGCCCTACCGTGCCCATGCCGCCGTAAGGATTGACAGGCTGCTGCGGAACGTAGGGCGCTCCGGGTGTTGGATAATAGCTCATAATACATCCCTCCTATTGCGCCAAGTATACCGCACCGGCAAAAAGCGAAGGACAACGAACGCACAACGAAGGACAAATATAAACTGATACAACTGATACAAAATGAAAAAAAAATAAGGCAAAGTCTGGAGACTATGCTTGTATCACTTGTATCAGTTTTGTGGTATAATCAGTACAGTAAAAAAAATGGAGGAAACAAATATGGAAAACACAACTATCCGCAACCTTGGCAAGCTGTATCGCTTGCTGGACGAAGCCTGCACCCCTGACCATGCAAATCAGGCAGACCTCAGCAACGCCACGCGGTTTCCTGTGCGCGGCGTGATGATGAAAATCACGCTGGCGCACAAGCTCCGCAGGATGACCCCGGAGCTTGACAACGCTTGCTCTTACGTCCTGAAGGATGTAGACCTTGAGGACGTGGATAACAGCTTTGCGCTCAAGGCGTTGTCGATGCAGCAGCAGGGACTGTTCGTGATTGGGTATAACTCGCCCGATTATAAAACTCTCGGCGTGTCCGCTGTCAAAATTAAGGCCGCTCGGGAAAATGCCGGTCTGACCATTCGGGCGCTGTCGGAAAAGACCGGGTTGTCCACCGCGACCATCCAACACGCAGAAGCCGGAAAGCCTACCCGAATGGCCACGCTCAAGAAAATTGCTGAGGCGTGTGGCGTGTCTCCGGAAGATTTACAAGGGTAATAAAAAAGCGCCCACACAGAAAAATCCGCATGAGCGCTTAAAGATATAAATATACTTATATAAAATGATGCAAAATAGAAAGTTTGAACGTTTTACTTGCAAAAAATCAAGAGCGGAACCGCCCATAGGCAATGCCGCTCTCTACAAAGGCCGTAGCATTTCAATCTGGGACTCCTAAGTGCATAGGAATGTAAAACGGGATGAACCGCTTCCAACTATGGAAGTGTTTAGGATATCGCCTAACAAGATACCAATCGCCAAAAAGGTGGAAGGTTGTATAGTATTTTGCGATTCTTGCCACTCGTTCTTCTTTTGTATTGCACATAAGCATCACCATATAAAATCGTCTCCCGCATAGTACGCACTGTAAGTAGGCGGGCGGGAGACTGTATCATCTTAAAAGACCCGCCATGATACGCATCGTTGAGAGGCTTAGCGGGTTCAGATATCCACCCTAATGCGCTTCTTCGAGAGGCCGGGTGGATTTGTTAAGATAATTATACCATAATTCGTGCAAAAAGAAAAGCGGCAGACCCGAAAGCCTGCCGCTTCAATGCGTTTCACAAGAAAACGCACCCAATTAAAAGTATAGTATCACACATCCAGCATTTTTTCAATGCTTTTCAGCCGATAGCTTACCGCCGTCCGGCTGTAATGCGTCTGTGCTGCAATGTCCGGCAGCGGGAGCCGCTCCACATACCGCAGTAAGGCTATCTTACGGTCTACCCTCCCAAGCGGTGCGTTTTTGATGGCGGCGGTCATCTGCTGTCGGTCAAGTCCTTGCAGCGCAGTGGGCAGCACTACACGAGCCGCCGCCACAAGCAGCACCGAGCCAGAAGGGTTGCGGCAGCTGTCCGGCGTTACGCACCATATTGCCAATGACGGCAAAATGGTGACGTTTTGTCACCAGTTTCGTGACCTCACGAAATTGTTCTTGTGCGGCGAACATCTTGCCAATAGCAGCTAAATAGCTGTAAAAAACACTGTTATTGTCAAAATGGGAGATGACACCAACTAAAAACGGCATTTTTAGCTGGTGTTGCTCGTATGTAGTGCTTGCCATGATATCCTCCTTACTTCCCGATCGCGGGCTTTTTCTCCGACAATGCCTTCTTCATCATGCTGACAGCCTTTTCGATCACGCTGTCCAGCACTTCATCGGTGATAAAGGGCTTCAGCCAGTCCGGCAGTGCGCCGCGCAGCGCGGCAAAAACCTGCGCCTTTTTCTTTGCGCCCTGACCGCTGCCCATGATGCTGTTTTCTGCCAGGGTCACCAGCTCCAAGGCCCACTGCTTGACGTACTGCTTATAGCCTAGGCGGATGGCGCCCACTGCCAGCGCGGCGAAGCCAACGACCATCAGCACCAGTGCGATGGGTGCGGGGATAAAGTTAAAGATTGCTTCCATGATTTGTTACTCCTTTCAGCAGGTAGTTGTTGATATCGGATTTACTTTTTTGCATACCTTCGCGGTTGTTGCCGGAAAGTTGTGCATCCAGAAGATTCTGCACCCCAACAAGGACGAGACGCATTTCTTCATCAATGCCGTCAAAGCGGCGCAGGTCTCTTGCAAGGGCCTGTGTGTGTTGAAGCTGCCCCTGTTCCAGCACACCAAGTCTTTTGTCGAACGCATCCATTCGCTTGTTCTGCGCGTTGTCCGGCTCCTGCGCCTTTTTGATGTACTTGTGGATAATTTCCAACACCTTGTCGATGGTGATGGCCGCAGCGCACAGGCTGCCCAGGATGCCCAGCACCCACAGCAAAGCTTCTTTTTCGGTCATTTGCCCTCCCGGAGACGGTCAAGCCCCTTTTTCGCAATAATTTTGGCGTAGTCCTTATAGGGCACAGACAAGTCCACGCCGGAAACCTTGCCCGGTATTGCATCCATAACGCCGGGAATCTTGCCATTGCTGGTGTACTGCCACATACCAAACGGCCAGCCCGGTTCGGGCTTCTTGCCGCGGTATGCCGCCAGCCAGACGTCGTATGGCTTGAGCGCCGCGCCGGTCATGTACAAGTTATCGCGGCCAAAGCACAGCCCGGTGTACAGCATGGCGTAAAAGCCCCAACTTTCCACTGTGCCCAGCGCATGGGCTGCAATGTCCGTCAGGGTCTGCTTGTCCAGCGGGGCCTGCACATAGCTGTCCTCGACGTCAACCGCCACGGGCAGCTGCACCGTCTTGCCGGTCAGCACCTTTCGCAGCAGGGCAAGCTCTGCGTCCGCTTCTGCCGTGTTGACCGCCTTGCAGTAGTAGTACACGCCGCAGGGGATGCCCAGCCGCTTGCACTCGGCATAGTTGCGCTCAAAAGTGGGGTCAATGTACGGCTTGCTGGGCTTGTCTTTGGCGCTGTTGCCCAGCGCCCGCAGCATCGCGCCGGAAACAAGGCCGCTTGCCTTTACCTTGTCCCAATTGATAGTACCCTGCCACTTGGATACGTCCATAATAGACTTCATTTAAATTACCTCCTTTCCAGCACTTCGCCAGTAATGTTCTGATACTCTTCAGGCGTGATTTCGCCGCTCTCCACACGTTCGGCCAAAATCTTTTTGACATTTGCACGGCGGCTTGCAGGCATTTCGTCCCAAGTCTTCGTACCGGCAACCAAACGTTTTGCCCAGATTTTATCCATGTTAAACCTCCTTACTCTCCGTTGACTGCTTCATCCAGCTCGCAGATTGCATCCTCAATGGCGCTCATGCGCTCATCATTAGCCGCATCCTGCTCACACATAGCATCCTGCAGCTCTGCAGCAGCTTTTGCCGACCGCTCTGCCAAAGGGCCGGTCTTGTCGGTCATTCGGTAGTGGCGGTCGATCTCGTACCAGTCGTAGCAGCGCCCCCCCGCGTCCTCCGCGCTGCGTAGCTTGCGGATGACCCGGAAGCTGTCGGTGATGGTCTGGTCGGGATACTCCCGCTCGAGCTGGTGATAGCCGGTCAGGTCGGTGTGGGCGTCGCCGACGGTCTTGAGGACTTCAGCGCCGCCCTTTGTGCCAAAAACATAATCCATGTCAGATTCTCCTTTCTCCGCTGATTGCGATACCGTGCAAGCGCCCCTTGCGGGGTGTACTAGCCCGCTCCAAAAATGCCTATCTTCACCGTGGGGTGTGCGGCCCCCTCAGACTCCCCCGTTGGGGAGTTCTTGGAGACGACAGCCGATGTTCGAGTACGTGCTCGAATCCGAGTATTGGCTGACGCAGAACAGGCCAAAGTTGGGGCCACGGCCATAGCCAGCGCCAACGTCGAGGCACGGGCTCGAAGAGTCGAAGCCCCAGTAATCGCACGAATAGGTCTTGGTGTTGCCGCTTGAAGCCGTAGGGATAAAGAGCGGATACCCGCCGGTCGTCTTGACCGTAAAAGTGGACGGATAACCGTTCGACGGAGTGCCGACTGCCGTGCCGCCGCTGCTGTCGCTGAAGTTTGCGGGGTTGAGGATAATGTTGAGGCCGTTGCTGTTGTAGTAGCAGCCATCGCACCAGTCCAGCACGTTATCCCACAGGCCCTCGATGTTGCGGTACTGCGTCCCGCAGCCGTAAGTGGTGCGGCTGCTCTGGGTCGTGCCGGTGTGGTAGGGCATCGAGTCGGTGTAGCCCATCGACTGCTTGGAGCTGCCGTTGCCGCAGCCGTAGCCGATGACTTCCTGACTGTTCCAGTCGCAAAATTCGACGATGTACAGCAGCCAGATGGTAAACCGCATCGCAAAATCGCTCTGCCAGATGGTGAAGCCGAGCTTGTGGATGTTGGAGCGGGCCGTGCTGCGGGTAATGTCCATCTTGGGGAGGCCGAGGTCGCCGGCGCTGCTCTTGTATCCGCTGTTGCAGTGGTAGCGGCCAACGTACACCACATCCCGCTCGCCGTGTCCGTCCCCTCTGTCCATGTGGGCAGGGCTGACGCTGTAGCCCTCCACCGCGCGGTCGGCGATCTGGATGGTCATGCCCCTGCCGTTCTGGGTAAGCTTATACCAAAATTTCGGGATGGCAACCATCGTGCCGCCGGTGCGCTCGCTTTTTACCATGCCCGCCCAAGGCTGCAAATTGTCAAAGGGACTGCCGTAGCTGCTTGCCCCCGCCACGTAAGGCACCGGGTCGGTAAACTCTGCCGCCTCGTCGGTGCGGCTCCACTTGGTGGTGCTGGTGCCGTCCCAGCTTGCGCCGTAGATGTGGGCGTAGGCCAGCTCAAGGGGGTAGTCCTTGTACTCGGTGACTTCCACGGTGGCGGTGGTGGTCTCCTCGCCCAGCGTGGCCGTTACCGTCCACGTGCCAGCGATGGACAGATAGAGCTTGATGCTGCCGCTCTCCGGCACCGTGCCGGAGACGGTCTTGTCCCCGCACTGGGCGGTGACGGTGCTTCCCGCCTTGACTGTCACGGTCAGGGTGTAGTAGGTCAGGGTCAGGGTCTTAGTGCGGCAATACTCCGCCTGCACCGTCTCCGTGGCCACGCCGGTGCCGAGCGTGGCAGTGACGGTCCACTCTCCGTCGTGGGGCAGGGCCGCAGAGAAGTTGCCGTCCGCAGCCACGCCGCTCACGTCTTTCTCGCCGTCCGAGAGGATGATGGAGCTGCCTGCCTCGGCCTGCACCACCACCCGGGGCCGTACGATGCCTCCCACCGCCGCCGCGTCCGCCGCCGCGCCGGAGATGGTGAGGGTCTTGTCGGTCTCGATTTTGATAGCGTTGATGCGGTCGCCCACGGCTTTTGCATCTGCAGGCGCATCAGCTATGGTCAATGTTTTGTCAGTGCTTGCGCGGATTCCTGCTAAAGCTGCTGCTGCTTCGGCTTTTTCTTGCGCGATTTCGGCGCCAGACTGGCTCTTACTAGCCGCTGTGGCAGAATTGAAAGCGTCCTGCTGACTCTTAGCGGCATTAGAAGCACTGGCGGCAGCAGCATTTGCTTGACGAATTGCTTCTTCCTTCGCAACATCTGCTCCTGCAACATCTGAAAGCGTATTCAGCGTCTCCGCGTTCATGGGAGTGCCTTCGACAATCGGTTCATCGTTGCGAATCAGCGTAACAACTTCAGACGAGCCGTTTGCCTTCGTCATCGTCCACCGGTTAGGGTACTTTGCTTCACGATCAACAAAGTGCATAGTAAGGTTCACCTCCACATACCGGTTCTGAGCAGTAAAGCAAATGATTGTTGGCTATCGTTTCGATATCCAACAAAATTTGTTCCACTTGATTGATAATTATAAAATGCAGATAACTTAAAGAGTCGGGAGTTGCTGGGGTATCGTTTTTGCCGCTGCATAAAGCACGAACGGATTTAATGTTGGAAATCCAGCGAGAAGCGTCCGAAACGGTAAGATACCCATTTACATCCCAGTTTGTTTTAGTGGAAACAGAAACATTCAAAATGTTTGCGATTTCTTGGATTCCGCTTTCAATACGGTTATAGTCCATATAACTCAAAGCACCATTCATGCCAGCCGCCCATTCTGCCTGTTCTTCTTCCGTCCATGTTCCGTTTTTTGCCTTCGATACGATTGATTTGACCCGTTCAACATCGGAAGCAGTCCTGTCTGTAATCCATTGAGTCAACGAGTATCAACTCCTTCCAACAAATACCCTTCAACAGTTCCGTGGAAACAACCAGAATACTGATAAGAAAAACTAGTTGTCAAAAGGGTTGAAGAGTATCCGAATTGATGGTGAACCAACACGTAATCCAATGCATCGAAATGCGGACTTGCGCGATATTTCAACGAAACCTTTCGACGATTGGAGAGCAGCTTGTACGCTTCTGTCAAGATGTTTTTGTCTTGGCTGAGAATGCTTTCGGAGAGCATTTTGTTGTTCACGGTTTGCGTAGCGCCGCTTCCGGTCGGAGATTCCGGATAAGAGTAGGCCTTATTTGTGGTGCTTGTTCCATCAGAAGATTTCACTTCAATGGAGCAAGTCACGTTTTTTAAGGGCGAAGAGAATGTGATTTCAGGCCAGTTGAAATTGTTGATGATATCAATTTCACCGGCAAGGTTTGCTTTTGCCGAAGAAATATCCGGAATGCGATCAATGATGATTGTTCCGTCCCGGGTCTGGTACATTGTCATTCCTGCGGCGTTTGCGACCATTTGCAGAATGTCGGCATCTTTATAGCTGTTTTTATCTTGCTTTGTAATGTCTGTACTATAATTTTTAAGTTCACTGGAAATTCGGAAATTTTCCGAACCACCATCCAAAAGCTCAAGGGCATCGTAAGCCATCTCGTAGAGCGTGCCATACATTCTACCGGTGTAATTGGATGTCATTAAAGAACCGAATGCATCTCGTGCTGTAAAACTCGCTTCGATGCTGTTGGACGGAACGCTCCACTCAGAAAGATAAAACTTTCCGCCGTTAATCCATTCAATCGTTCCGTCCAAATCCATACCGTATTCCACAGAGATGGGCTGACGCTCGTACAGGTATTTGTAAAGACCTTCCGGGTTGATCGGGTTCCATTTCTGCGTGCTGTTATCCACAGTAAAGGTGACACTATCATTTGGCAGCTGACCGCTGATGGGGTCTCGAACGGAATCGTGCTTGTACGAAAAAATATCGTTCTTATTGAAAACGATAAATTGGCCAAGCTTTATTTGCTCCAGCCGTGCGCGGCGATTGTCTAAACACCATGATAAGATTTGAATGGAAATAGAATCATAGCCTGCGATTTCCCAACTGATATCCGAAACAGCGGATTTATTATCCGTAACCGTTTTTGTGGATACGATTGTGCCCCCGGAATAAGTTGTCAACTTAAAACTCGTAGGCCACTCCTCAAAAGTTGCCGACCAGGTAATGGTAATACCAGGAATCGTTGTAGTGTGAATTTTGCTGAACGACAACGTAATGACCGGGTGGTTGTAACTTGAAACGCAATTTTCGCTGATATAACCAGCTTCTTGCGGGTCAACGTTATAATCAGGGAGGGCAAAGCTCCCATCCAAAACACTGAAGTTTAGTTCACCAGTAGAATATTTTGTGTAGTTTTGCTTTTCGGTTTCAACGATAGAAGAAGCGTTGCTGAAAAACGTTTCTCCATTCGTGCTAGGCATTGCATCTTCTTGCAAGCCGGGTTCTGTAACACCGTATGTGATTTTAACAAACATCTCCGGAACAAGCGTTTCGGAGAATTTATCAAGCCATTTCTGAGAAGGTTGTACCATATATTAGACCTCCACAAGAGAAAGCGTGCATCCAGTCCAGCCCATAACATTGCCATTGGTCGGGCATCTGCGCCACATTCCGGACGTTCGGTCGGACACGTACATCTGCCGGGTGTCGTATCCGGCCTTAGCTTGATTATAAAATCGAACGGTACAATAAAAGTTTGTGGTAAAAAGATTTAAGACGGTCGCCCATTGTTTTGCGGTAAGGAAATTCCATTTCATGTTTACTTTCGCTACATCATGTCGAACAACGGAGCCGACCACTTTGCCTTGTACATTACGGCCGGAATCCACAATGGTACTGGTGGTAGCTTCATAGGAGGACGGTTCAGGAAACTCTACGCCGTTTACCGTTACCAGTGCTGGAATATTTGCCATAGAACCGCCACCTCCTTAGTAGCTATAAATTTCACTGCCCATTAAAGATTGCCCGCGAGAATTCTGCTGCTTTTCAACAGACGCAGTGATTTGCTTTCCGTCGATGTAAAGCTTGATTTCCTTGCCACCGTTGATTTCGTCGCCGTACCGCTGGAAAATATCAAGAAATGCGTTGTAGCAACCGTTATAAACCGAGCTTCTAAGCTCTTCTGCGCTGACGCCTGGATTGGTAGTATACGAACCGCTAGATACAGTTCCGGATCCGGTCGTTTTGTCGTAATCGCTCGTGCCTGGATACTTGGAAATATCGGTGATGACAGAAGAATCAGACTTGGACGAAGAGAACTTTCCGCCAAGCGCCCCGACAATGCCAGTAATGGCAGCTGCGATCGCAACACCACCTGCAATCAGGAGAACGCCGGTGGGAATGCCAAGAGACGTCAGGACACTGCCGATGGTTTGGAGCAACCCCATGAATGCCGTGCCAACTTGCCCAATCAGGCCAGCTACGCCAGCAATAATACTGGGGAATTGGCTCAAAACGCCGCTAGACAAACCAACGCTAATTGCATTGCCCGCAACTGCCATCGGGCCGGACATACTTGCAAAACTCGTCATGATTTTATTTCCAAGCCCAACGGCTTGACTTGCAATGTTTCCGAACTGTGAAGTGATGCCGGCAAGGATGTTTTGTCCAATTCCCTTTGCAGAAACAAGAGCTTTTGCGCCAACGTCCTTCAAGGCTTTAGTCAGCGTGGAAATCAGGTTGGAAGTGTAGGACTTCACTTGATTCCGGTTTTCTTCACCCATTGCCTGCCAGATGATAGCTGCGGTATTAGTAGCAACAGTCTGAATATCACCGCTTTTTACAGCTTCAACCATTCCTTTAATAGTCCCAACAAAATCGTTTTTAAGGCCACTGTCGATTTCGCTCCACTTAGAGTTCAGCGTGTTCACGATGTTATCAACAAATCCGGTTGCAACGCTAGAGCCATAGTCAATCATCTCGTTGCCCTTCTGCTGAACAGCGTTTGCCAGATTGGTCATGGCTTGTTCAACGTAAGGAAGTGCTGCAGTGATACCGTTCGCAAGGCCTTGGTCAATAAATTCACCAAAGCGCTCAAACAGAGCGGAGGGAGAGTGAATTTCAGTGTCGTTCGTAAACTTATCAATAATAGCTTTTGCAAGATTTGCCGCAGCGCCTTTTGCGGTTTCAATGCCGCTTTTGATACCATTTACGAGGCCCTGCCAAATGTTTTTGCCTGCTTCAAACATTTTGGAAGGAAGAGAAGCAATAGCATTTGCAACGGCTGTTACCATATCGGAAGCAGCTTTTGCGGCATCTTTTGCCCACGTTTTGATATCATCGATAAATCCACGAACAGCTCTCGCACCGTTTTCGACGTGTTCATCGAGATGTACGAACCATGTAACAACATCCTTTACCCAATTGATAAGGTCAGCAAAACCAAGAACCGCCTTTTCGATGAAGTTACCGTTCATCTGAATATCAAGACGGTCGGTTTCACTCACTCCATTGGTAATCCATCCGACAAACACTCCGATATCGTGAATCAGCTGAGCAATGCCCATGACGGCATTCTCGATGAAGTTACCGTTCATCTGTAAGTCAAGCCTGTCAGTTTCGGAAACACCGTTCTGAATCCATCCAATAAAAATTGCGAAATCATTGATAAGGTTTCCAATGGCTGTAATTGCGTCACCTACAAAATCAGCAACTTTTTCGCCCATAGACTTGAAAGCATTGAACCAGTCCGTTTCCATCTCAAAAGCTTCTTTTTGACTTTCGCTACCAAGACCACGAACTGCAACAGTGATAGCTTCAAAACCAAGAACAGCAAGACCGGCTACAGGATGACCGCTAACAATAAGACCGATGCCCATAAGTGTTGTAATTAAATCACCAACATCAAGATCAAGGTCTTTTACAGCGTCAGAGATTGTTTTGAACGCAGAAGAAATACCCTCCTGCCAACTTTCTGGAATGAGATTCCAGATTACTTGCTTTAAGTTAGAAAAAGATTCTTTCAGGTATTTGATGGATTCTCCGAGTTTTCCATCTGTGAGTGATATATTCCAACCCTGCCTAAGCCCTTCCGCAGCAAGGTAAATCATAGCTTGAACACGTTCAAGGCCTTTTCGGAACGCTTCACTGTTTTGGTATAGGTCAACAAAACGAGCAACCATGATGCCAACAGCGACAGCTGCTCCCATAATGGGAGACTTCCAAAGCTTGAGAATTCCTTCAATTAAAGAGCCATCGCCTTTGATTTTATTGAGAGCTTCAAGCAAAGCGTTGCCAATAGCCCACGTTGCAAATCCGGCAGAAATACCAGCAATCAATGGCGCAAGCTTTTCCAGCTTTGCCTTGATTTCGTCCACGGCGTTGCCAACATAGTTCTTGAACATATCGTAGCCGGACAGGTCTACATCACCCAAGATGTTGCCAGCAGATGCGCCGCTACCAGAGCCGGAGCTTCCCTGTGTGGGGTCAATGATGTTCAGTTCATCAAAGCCCATCGTGTAGTCCTTGAGGGCTTTGGCAGCTTTCTTTGTCGAATCGGTTGTGTTATCCATTGCGTCACCGATGCCACCAACGCTGTCAGCGCTCTTAGTGAAATCAGTAAACACGACCTTCACACCCATCAGTTTTGCCACCCATTCAACGAACTCTCGAATGAGCTGTACGGCGGCAATCAGCGGGGGAAGAATGGATTTCATGGCAGGGTAGAGCAGAGAGCCAACAGACTTCGCCAGCATATCCAACTGCGCTTTCAGAATCTTAATCTGGTTCGCAGGACTCTGGATGGTCTGTGCAAGGTTGCCCTGCACGTTGGCAGTCTGCTTCATAATGGCAATGTAACGCAGAACCGCCTTATCTGCCTGAGACAGACTAGAAACCTGCTTGTTAAAGCCCAAAGCTAGAAGCTCCTGCTGCAACCGTGCCTGAGACAGGTCAATGCCCAAACGACGAATAGGCTCAATCTCACCAGAGATTGCGGAGGACATTGCGGTAAAGGTCTCTGCAACGTCCTTGTTCCAATAGGAGCCTTCATCATAGGCAAGCTGAGTCAGGTTCTTAGACAGAATGTATGCCTTGTCGCTGGTCAGGCCAAACGAAGTACCCAAGCTCTGAATGGTAGCCATGTAGGTCATTGCTTTGGTCGGATCAACGCCAAGCAAGCCCTGCATCTTGCTAATGAGCGTATCAGCTTCACCGCTCAAATTGCCCATAGCATTATGAAACAGGTCTGTTGCTTCATAGAAGTCGTTAAACTTCGCAACAGCGTTGCCAAGATACTCAGCGATAGCTTTCAACGAAACCAGCTTTGCCATATTCCGCATAAAGCCGTTCATCTGATTGGACAGGCTGAGATAGCTCTTGCGCTGCTTTTCGTTGGCAGCAGTCACACGGTTAGCCTGTGTAACCACCTTGCTCAACTGCGGAGGGAGCTTCGCAAAAGCGTTGCCCACCTTTTCAAGCTGAGATACAAGGGGAGAAAGAGCAGCAGAAATCTTCTGACAAGAGCTTGCAAAAGAATCAAGGTCAGTCGCTTTCAGCTTGTCGGTCAGGTCAGGAACCTTTCCGATCGCATTGAAAGCACTGCCAAGAGCTTTAAGGTTCGATGCATCCAGAATGGACAGCGGAGCCAAAGCGTTAGTGAGCTGAGTAATGCTTCCAGACATGGAGTAAAAGTCCACGCCGTTCAAGCCAGACACAGCCGCAGGAATCTTCTTGATTGCATTCACGACCGTGTTGATGCTCTTTGCGCTTGCGGTCGTGTTGACGTTGGAGAGCCCATTCAGAAAGCTGGTGATTTTGTCCAGCCCGGACATTCCAGCGGATGCCTGTTTAAGCGTTGCAATGGAACCAGCCAGCTTGTCAAGGCTATTCACAACCTTTGCCACGTTGCCCTTTGTGCGCAAATTAGAAATGGCGGTAGCGAGCTTGTCGATATTAAGCTCTGCGCCCTGCGATTCCGCAGAAATCTCTACGGATAAGCTCGTAATATCAACATCAGCCATCACTACCACCATCACTTTCCATCATAGAGAACATCATTCTCTTGATTCGCTCCTGCGCCTCAACTGCGCGTTGGTATTCATACTCGTCTTTCTCCTTTTGGGTAAGGGGAATCGGCCTATCCATGTACTTGATGGGGCTAGACCCTTTCTTTCGGAACATATTGCCAACCGTAGAGGAAAGCGCAGATGCCATGTAAAAGCCGTTTCTCCATGCTTCTGCATTGGCTCTGCGGGCGCGAAGTTCTTCCGCGTCCCGGTATACCTTCGCCAACCAGACATCGCCGTACCAGAATTGGTCGTATGTCATGCCAATGGAAATGTAATAGGCTTCTACATCGTGGAACAGCTTGGAGAAGGAGAATGGTTCTCCCTCTCCGTCTGCTTCCTGAGATTGTGCGGTTACACAATCTCCCACGTTGCGTTTTTTGCGGTCTTGTCCTCAGTGTCAGTTGCCAGCAGGGACTTGGAAGCATCCACGAACATCTCAAGCAGAACGCCCATCAGGTCTTCCTTATCCTCGATGTGCTGGAACATTTCGTCCACGACCTTGCGCTTGATGCCCTTATTCCGTGCAATGAAAGCACCATAGAACAGGGCGCGAGAGTTGGACAGCAGATTGGTCATCTGGGTGTACTGGCCAATCTGAAAACCTGCACGTTCGGTGGCTTCCACGCTGTCACGAGTGAAAGTCAGCTCGTAAGTGTTCTTACCATCGGGGGAATGAAAGTTGATAACCTTAGCAGCCATAATAAATGCTCTCCTTTATAAATAGGGGCAGAACCAAATCCGATGTTCAGTTCTGCCCAGTTTGATTGATTCGATTTTTGCGGTTTAGCCGCCATTGACAGTCAGGGCCTCGCTGAACTCAGGCTTCTTGGTGAAGATGCAGTTGATGGTCATTTCCACAACCTCGTCCACGCCAAAGCCGGACAGGCCAACCTGATGCATACCCTGCCAAGTGAAGCCGGAGCCGTCCTGCATCTTCAGGGCGTAATACTTCACGGTGTTGCTCTCGGAAGTCTCATCATAGCCAGCCTCCTTGACCTTCTTGTAGTCAGTCTTGTTGTAGTTGGCAGTAAAGGACTTGGTGTCACTCTGGATAATGCCAAAGATGTTGACCTGCATAGGGTCAGACAGAGTAGTGGCATCCAGAAGGTTAGGTTCGGAGATTAGGTCGGGTACATCCTTGATGTCGCACAGCTTCGTCAGAGCGGTTGCGCTGTCGCCACAATACAGGGTGGTATTCAGACCGGAGATAGCAGTACTCATAGAATGTTTACCTCCTTAGTTTCGGTAAATCATTCCGTCCTCTCCGATTGTTGCCCCGTAGCTGCAATCAATCCGATAGACGGAATTGTTGTACAGCCCACTCAACGGGGCAAACGACTTGCGATAAAATTTAAGCGGTTCAAGAACAGAATCCACGATGCCAACAATGGAACGTGCTTCTGCAATGCGTCCGGTGTTCTTGTTAGAGTAGACCCGCACACGCAGGGAAACGGCGGCGTACTTGCTGTGACCAGCAGAATCAATGTGCACAGGAAGATTGTTGTTTTCCTCTATCTGCACACACGGAAACTTCTTGACATTGCTGTCATTGATTTCACCAGTAACAAAGATGCCGGGAACTTGCTTTCGCAGCTCCTTAGCAACGGCCGTGAAGATAGAATTGAAATAATCAATCAACTATTCCAAACCTCCCTCCACGTTGCTTCGACCTGAGAAGCCATTTCCTCAACAGCCCCCCACATAGCCATAGCTGGCTCGTTGCCGTCGGTGTAATTCAACTGACCTTTGCCGTCCACTTCCTTAACAGGAGTGCCAGCATTGCCGGATTCTCCGTAGTAATACCATCTGCGGTTTGCACCTTGCCCTTTGCCGTAGGAGCCATGCGCCCCAACGCCGGGCGGTAGTTCGCCGCCATATCCGTTGTGATGCGCGCCAGTGCCAAACTCGATAAAGGCAACTGCTTTGCCCTCTGCAATGATGGTGCAGGTGTTTCCGTTCTGCTCAACACGGCAAGAGACATCGTTGCTACCGGCATATTCTGCATTCGCAAAGCGAACTTTCGCCACATCAAGCCCTCTATCAGCCAACGCCCTCGCAAACTCCTGTGCTTTTTGATTCAGGGTGGTCTTGTACTCCTGTATCTGACGTTCCGCATCACGAAGTCCGGCATCGCTCAACCTCACTTTAATTTTCACTTGCAGCCACCTCTTTCAGCGCATACAACGTGTCCGTGATATGCTCTGCGACCTTGACCACAATGTAGTTAAAAGGCTTTGAAACGTCCGTCTGAAACCAGACGTGCGTGCCCTCATAAAGTGGAGTGTTATGCTTTTTGCTGGATGAACTGACCACATAGCTGTAATCCGTGAACGCCCCAAAAGGGCTTGCTTCCGCAGAACCAGTAGGCGGGCTGACGTTCAGAATCAGCTTTGCAGGGTCACTCCACGTCTGCGATGTCTCGCCAGTTTCGTTTCCCCATTCGTCCACAACAGGCGTTTTCTCGCCAACAGGGTTCGAGTACCACAGCGGGCGCTTGTCCAGCGGGCTTCCATTGAACATCAGCCGATAACACCTACTCTCGGAACAACTTCATTCAGCAGAGACTGCGCCACATCGGAGCTTTCCCACACACGAGTGATGCCGTTGTTGGTATAGCTCGTCTGTCCATTTGCGCCGATGTGGTTATACAGTTCCGCTGCAATGCGTATCTGCAACGACTCATATTGCGAGGGCAGCTCGTCCGGTCTGTTACCAAAGGGGTAGCCCTGTGCAAATATCTTGTCTTTGGCGAAATCAAGCAGCAGGTCGAAGAGTGGGTAGTCCTCGTCCGTGATTTCACGGTCAAGTGCTGGGGCAATGTACTGCCCCAGCTTGACTGCCGATTCAGAATACTGGTCTCCCATGCTGCTTTCCTCCTTTCGCCTTAGTAAGCCTTGATGCAGTACACAGCGTCCATGCGCTCAAAGGACGGCAGGACGATTTCGGAAGCGTAGACGTTGGCGTTGACCGGATGAACGGTCAGCTCAGTGGTGATGGCAACGCCAGTGTTCACGATGGACACGGATGCGCCAGACTGACCAGACAGCAAGTCGGCCTCTTCAGGAGTAGTGCCGTACCAAGTGCTGCCCAGAGCGCCGGAAGGAGCAACCACCACCATGCCATCGGGCAGGTACTTCTCACTTGCGCTGTACTGGTCTGCCTTGAACATCTTGTCATAAAGATGGATGGTCAGACCGGTTGCAGATTCGATAATCTGCCGTGCTTCGGCATCCAGCAGAACAGCATTTGCCTTTGCGGTGACGGTCATGAACCGGTTCTTCACCTCGTCCGCAGCAATCATGTTGCGGAAGGTTGCGGTGTTCATGTAAACCTCAGTCACGACCTCGCCCACGCTCGCCAGAACAGCATCCTTTGCGGCGTTCAGGTCGGCAATGGGGGTGGCGGTGGCAGCAGACCACTTAGACTTTGCGACACCACTGATATCCTTAAAGTTGGTGGACTTCCAGCCGCCGTCCGGGTCGTAGTTGTAGGTGTAGTTCACGCCGTTTGCCTTGATGGTGATGCCAGGAATGCCATTGGCGGGAGCCAGAAGCTGCCAGATCATGCGCTCAGGAACGATACGCGCACCAGTGATAAGCTGTGCGGTGTCATCGTACAGACGGTTCATCACGTCGCGAGCATAGGGGTCGTTGCTGTCCAGAACACGCAGGATTTCCTGACGGTCTTTCTCGCCCAGATGGTAGCCCTCACGGAAGAACGGCATCTCGGTCTCATCGAACTTAAAGCCCTCACGGGTGCGGAAGGTGGCCTTTGCATCAAATGCGCTGGGCATCAGAGAAACGCCAACGCCCTTGTGACCACGAAGCCACTTCAGGTCGAGACCGGCCTTCTTCTTTGCGGGGAACAGTGCGTCAGATGCGAAAGGCATCGCATTGGTGGGGTCGTTCGTCCAATAGGCGGCAATCGCAGCCGGGGCAAAGACTTCCTTAAGATTCAGTGCCATGTTGTTTTACCTCTTATT